GTGTAAAGTTGTATATAATCACCTAAATCAATAAACTTTCTCCTCATTGCTAAACCATCTTACTATCATCTTGAACCGACTCTCAATGTCATTCACGAACCTAGCCAAGAACCAATCGCCACGAAGACGATCACGCCACCTCCGATGATAATCGACAGCCCTGGGATCGATCTCCCGGCCAATATCGTTCACGTCCTTAACCCATACCGGTAGGTTATTAGTATCGTCCTTAACCTCGTTGAAGTAGTCGTTGATGTTGATCTTCTGGTCCACTTCCGTCACCAGTATCTCACGACTATCGTCATTGGTCACAGGATACCTTAACCGCTGGCTCATATCGTTCTTGTCGGCGATAACCATCCGAAGCTCACCGCTGTTGTTGGTATCGTTATAAAACCATGCCTTATTGAATCCGGTAGTCCTAAGAATTTGGTAATTAACCTCATCCTGATACCTTCTGGCATCCATCCTATATTGGTAGTTCGTGAGGATCTTATTCACATACTGCTCACGTACCGGTACCTCTATAACGAACGGATATAGCTTACCATAAAATACTTGATACGATTGGTTGGTCAATCCATGAGACCATAACCCTATCTCCTGACTTTCACTTGAGTAGTTCTTTCCAGACTGGAAATAATGCTGGTGCTCGATATAATAATCAGGGGTGTAGGATAAATATGATTTCCACTCACCCTTCAGGCAGTTATACCCAACGGTGAACGAGACGTCCGTGAAATGGCTGGTGTCCTGCAACTCCACCGCCTGTCCGTTCCTGTAGAACCGGCCGCCACGGAATTGGTACTCGCTCGGATTCCCTACCGGTATATAATCTTTCTTGGTTATCAGAACCCTCTTAAACCTATTATCCCAACCCATGGACAACCCTATACTAAAAAACTTGTTATCAATATCATAATAAGACAACTCAGCGTCCGTATCAGCGTTATATATCCGGCTACGGATGATCTTCATCTGAAGATGCTCCTTAAACCAGTTTCTAAGCCCCGGTGTGACCTCCGTAAGATTCCTACCATTAGAATCTACCTTAAACACCTGACCACGCCTTAAATCGACCCAAAAATGCCCAAACTCGCAACTGATCATATCCCGACTCTGGGTCCCGGAATATCCTAACGTCGTATTATTATACTCAATGCCACGAGAGGCGAAAAGCCCACCTGTCCCTAGCTCGCTATTCTCCGGGGATATTCTTTCTGCCAGCACGTCTATAGCGTTATATAGTCCTACCTGATTCTCGAAGCGAGCTAGTATTTGATCCGACTCTATTCCCTTCATGCTTATAAGCTTTCCGAACGAGGTCTTGAACTCATGGTAATCCATAGGCTTGTACGACAGCCAAGGATCGGTCATGCCGTTCTCCGACACGTCGGCGGTGCTCCATATGACGCCGTTGGGTCTTTGGTAAGCGCAGTCCCAAAAATTGCTATCATACGTCTCTGGTAATGACCTGCCACCTAACGTAAATCGATTCTTATACACAGGACTCATCTTAAACACATTACTCCTTGATATAGGGACATTACGCTCCTGAGTCCATGATATATAATCCCCCACCTCCGGATAGAACCCCTCGTAAGGCTCAGGGCCGGCTATACGGAAATTGCAATTGATCTCAGACTCCACAAGAAACTGAGGTATGCCATAGAAATATAGGAAGAAACGACCGCTAAGATACATATCTCCGGTCTTGCAAACCATCTCATAAGCGCTCTTCCGGCTAGGGAAAGAGTATAGCGATCCGGTATCCGTATCGGTCTTATTAAGATAATCCTCCCCGGTATCGTAATTAACGAAATAACGGGGATACCCGATGTTCCGATAATCATAATAAGGGAATGGTATCATGTCCCCCTGACCGAACTGAGTCAAATAAAACATAGGCATCTTCCTCTTAAGCGAGAATCTTGATATAAATACATCACCTCCAAAAACAGGTTTACGCTTATCCTTATCCATCAACCCGCAACCACCTAACGATACCCACCTGATATCCTCTATCTGCCCGTATTGAGCCGGAGAATATTTCTTTATCCTCATATAGGGGCAGGATACGAAAGATTCACGTGTCATAAAATGAGGCGTCATACCAGCCACCTCATCGTTACGAATATTACACTCATCCTGAATACGGCTGGTATCGTAACTTGAAACCAACTCCGGATATTCAAGCATATACTTATCCATACCAAATGACATGAACAATGAATGCTCACGATCGAGGTTGTTTATGATAATAGGCTTACCGCCTACGGTCTCCCCTTGCGAAGAGATATCTGTTACCGGATATAACCCGCTCTTGATATATTTAGCCGTTGACAATCCACGTAACTCTGACTCCCCTATTTTTTGGTAAAATAAATTATAATGAGCGACAGAAGTATAGTAATAAGCATAGTTCCGTCTAGGTCCCCTATCTATCAATGCCGTTAACCACTGATACCTATACTTGCCTATATCCACCACGGACTGGGCTGTGGCCTTGGCGATACCTGTAGCCAGACGGATAGCCGTCAGCGCTATGCCGACAGGGTTGGCTAAAAAGAACACACCTCCACCGACATATTGCTGTGAAGCCGACTGATATGTATACTCAGCTATAGCGGATATTAAATTAGCCATAGCCTCCACCGTAGCCAATGATGTTGCCATACTGTAAGCCTTACTCCCTAATATCGTCCATTTAGGGTGATCCTCCACCTCCCTGAATATACCTGAGGATTTACCTAATTGATAACCATCAACAAGGCACTCGGTGGGAGCGTCAGGCTTGTTAAAGGCAATATCAGGACTTAAGAATGAATACCAGATATTACCCTTCCTGTTAAACGGATGCGTTATAAATTTCTCACGATTAATATCCTTATAGATATACATATCATCAGACAAATCGTTGTAAGGGTAATTAGGATAAAGGTTAGCCGATCCGTCGGGATCATCGTACTTAAACATATCATAAGCCAGACCGGTCCCGATAACGCTCTTATCCAACGTCCTATCGCCCCTATACAACTCATATCCTATTATAGAATCTCTTCTAGCCTTATCTATAAGACCGTTCTCTACCGCTATATCCAGAAACTCATTAACGATATCGTCATCAAGCATCACCCCCATAGGATAAATATAGGAGTCAACTCCATATTGACCGGTCAGTTGAGACGGATTACCCATAAAAGGAGCGACAGAGTTATCCGGGAACTTGTAATGACGTATAGGTCTCTGACAAAACGTGGTTGACGTATTGGGGTACTCAGCGTTACCCCCATTACCGGTGAAATAAGACTTACCCCCAACTGATTTAGGAGACCCATAGTATTTCGTCAAAGAATCTATTATGTCCTTCCTCTTTGATCCTCCCGATGATATCCCGATCTTACTTGAATCATACAACTCAAAATTAGCCGGGTACTTATTAGTAGACTCCCAATATCCGAAATCACCATACTGATATGGTCTGGGAGCGCAGTCAGCGGGTTTATCTCCACATGAGACACATTTCGCCTCATAGGTAACAAATCTCCTTAATTTCAATTCTTTCGTGAAGAAGAACACGTATTTCACCTCCAGCGGCCGAATGCCAAAACAGAACGGGGCGGGGAAGATGGCGGTGCCGGCCGTATAGAATCCGGCAAGCTCCTTCATGTCCTGCCTCATGGCGAAACCGGTGAAGAACACGCATACCGCAGGCTCGATGCAAACATATATCTTATGGAAAGTAGTCTTGTCATCATTCCAGAACAAGTACTTTGGCATCATAAATATCTTATGATCCACGTAATTCACTATAACACCTTTCTTGGCATCATTAGCCAAAGGATTAGGAGCCACGGTACCTTCCTTGTCCGAGAAAAACGTTATACGAACCTTATTGTATGATGACGAGTCGCCGATCGGATAATTATAGTTACCCATCATCTCTATATACATAATACCGTTATCAGGATCGGATAAACCACTTATGTATTTCTCGTAATCCAACTCCACCCATCTGGCGTATGAGGATACATGTGGATAGAACTTGAAATAAGTCAAGTTACTTCTACCGAACCAATTGGTCTTGGCGTCAATATCATTCTGCACAGACACACGACCTTCCCAGTCAGTAGTTATACCGGTATTAAACTTAGAATTATCACCATCGCCAAAAAGACACATGGCGTTCTCGATACCAAACTGACTCTCATATTGGGGGAAATAAGCCTCCATCGTATCCATTAACTGATCAAGCATCGTCTCCGTATGCTTCTTTCCTTCCCATCCGGAATATTGATACAAATATGTGCACTTACCCAATGACCTACCCCCTTGTAATGTAGGAAGTTGAACATCGTTAATAGTGGGATTCACGTGAGGATCACCTACCGAACACCCATTAGTACATATACCCTCATCATATAACTGCCGGACATTAGACATATCCTGACACAAGACCAAGGCGGAGGAGTCTATATCAGACGGGAATTTATCCTCATCCTGACCATCCAACCATTCCTGAACCAGATCTATGATATTCTTACCTCCACTAGAGTAATTATCAAAATCACACAATACAGAAAACTTCCTTTGAGACTCAGCATTACTTTGTATTAATGTAGTAGGCTCTGTCTCCGTATAATCACTAGCTAACTTATATGTAAAATCAATCCTAGAATCCACCAAAGAGTTTTTATCCAATATAGTCCTGGTCTCTATCCTCTCGATATCGTCACATCCACTAGGGAAATCGGGAGCCTTTATACCATCTTGATCCTCAGGTAACGATATAGCCGCACATAACTCGTCAGTAATGCCTACATTGGATTCTATAAGATCACACAGATTCTCTATATTGTCAGCAATATAATCAATAGCATCATCTACCGTAACATCTTCCCCCATCGTGTTGATAACGAATTGGGTCTCTCCTACCGTGGCATATTCCTGCTCTACATATCTGAGTTGCTTGACATCTAGCTGATTCTTGCATTCTCCTCCAAAATCATCAAATCCCCAAGACGGGTCGTTTATGATCTTTGCCGTATTCTTAAACTGCCAAAGATAACGGCGGCTGTTCCCGGCGCACTGCGGGTTGTTCTCCAATACCGAAGCCGCTGATAGGTCTTCAGAGTTGCCGTCCTCATCAACGATAACCTCCATCTCCTCCCTTGTGGCCGGACGAGGGATAAGCGGGAACCTAGCTGTCCTGTATCCCGTATTGGTAAAGAATCTTATACCCAACGGATATACCTCGTCACGCATGAAAGAGGCGTATTTAGAGCAAGCCACACCGTCTTTATACAAATTCTCCGTGGCTATAGATGTCTGCCATTTAACGAAATGACCCAAGAAGTTAACGACCGGTTGAAGATTCCATTCGTTCTCCACGGTCAAGCCGTATTGAAGAAGACGATTCCCGACAGACGTCATGCCTCTGGCTGTCTTATATACCGGTATTTCCTTGGATAACTTCTCCATGGTCGTACGCTCGCTATACTGATCCGTAAGGTAATAGATGGTCCTTTCCGTTATCGGATGTATACCTTCTATGAAATACTCAAGAACCGGGCTTTGCTCACCATTAAACCCAACCGTATTCTGTATAACACCTATCTTATAATGAGATACCTGCTTATCTATATTAGACACGGTAAGGCGGATACCCATGTTGGTTGACTTACCCCATAAACCATCGCGGATAACCATATCTTGACGATCGAATAACATGATTGGGTTGGTCAATGAGCAATATCCGGTCTTCTCAATCCCGAACTCATCGCACAACGCCACGCAGAACTGGTAGGTCCCGGCACGCAGGCTTCCCCCGAACTCCACGACCTCAGGCTCCACGCACGGGGCCGTCAGCAACGGGAACACCAGCAGCTTCTCGCAGGCCAGCCTACACCTCTCTATTGGCTTGTCATCCCCACATGTCTTATACCCATGGTAATGATACCAAAAGTCACCATCATCATCCGGATTAAGAGCCTTATCGACCATAACATATCGCTGGGGATTATATCCATCGGTCCAGTATATCACCTTCCCACATTTCTCATCCTTGATCTCTATATCGAAAATCGGGTGATGAATGGAGAAGTTAAGACAAGGGTCATCGGTCCCATCCTCTATCAACACCTCCATCAAATCACATATCTCATCGAAACGACCATCCGACTCCTCAAGTCTCTCGCCAAGGATACGATGAATATCTTTCCCTGATCCTGCTAATTGATCCTCTACGGTCTTGACATAATCCAATGACCTCATGAACGTGATCTTAGAGGTATTGTTATCAGGATTCACGAGAAAGAAATAAGTACTATCACCAGCTATATCATTCTTATACCCAATAACCTTATAGCCATCGAATCGCTTGCATAAAAGGGTGCTAGGCTCGTTCTGAATCTTAATCTGACTCCCATCGTCACCCTCTATGGTAGCGTTCAAGGCGAAACTGTACTCAGACGGGGATAGGTCCTGTGGATGCTTATCCCTGTTCATCCCGGAATCGGGAACCGCTATGTTAGAGTTATTTTGCACGATCTTATCTTTTTCGCAAATATAATAAATCCGCCAGATAATCACTTATGTGGCGGATTCTAACAAACCGTACGTATTATGCAAAACATTCAAATCGCACAAAAATAGAAAATCCTTCTGACTCTCACAAGCCAGAAGGAAAATCTAAACACTTTGCAACGTTTACCTCTAATGAAAATACAAAAACATAATAATTATGGATTTTTTCCCATGTAGCTTGATTGCTTATCGGCGTCCTCTACGGATATGTAGAAGAACCCGTTAGTCACGTATCTCTCATTGACATCCACAAAATCGGTAGATCCTTTGTCTATTCCTCTCTTCGATCCCTCGTCGCACACGGCCACCAGACTATTGAAATCATTGGAATAACCAACGACAACGCCATGTATGTCACGATTCCGAGGATCGAAAACATATCTCATCCTACATCTGTCATAAGCCAATTCCAGAGGACTTTTGTTTATCTTACCATCAAACCCTATACCTGTGGTCAAGGCGATAATACTTCTTGATATATCGCTCATAGTAGTATCTTTTACCGGCACCTTAGGCATAGAAACGCCTTCCATGACAAAATCTAATGCCTTATCTAAAAGCTCGTCGAAATCATCATCCCGAACATAATCCTTGAACACCTCCAATATATACAACCGGACATGGAGTTCGTTATTGACATCATTTAATGCGATCATAATGCTAGTTTTCGGCAAAGCTAGATTATTCCTATACAATAGAAGATCAAATATGTCATAAGTAAAGGACTAAAAAATAAAAAAACTCTCCTATCCTCACGGACAAGAGAGCCGATGTGTTTATATTATGAAGAAAAATCTACTCGCCAATCCTTACAATGCAGTCACGAGACTCCTTGTTGTAGATCATCGTGCCTACCTTAGAATACAAGGTCTTTATATTTTGCCAATTATCCTCACCATGGGCAGATACGTTGGTAGGGGCATCACCGGTATAAACCTCCTCGCCTCCGATATTGACAAAATCATATCCACGTTTCTCCATAGAACCGCCCTTATATGCCGTGAATTTGATAGTGATATTACCTTTCTCACGACCACCATACCAGTTACCGTATATACTGCATCTGATCTCAAGAGGTAATTTATCATAATTATCGCCATCCAACAACGGTCCCATCTGGATCAAAGCTGCCTCATTACCCGATTCCATGTTATCACCACCATGGATGAGATAATCACCTACCCGTTCCTGCGTGGTCTGGTACTGTTTACTCCAACCAACCAGCTTGCCGTCAACATCCGGGAGGCCGGTGTTATCGAAACCGGTAGCCGTGTCAAAGTCAATGCCGTCCTCGTCAGCCCAGATATACCTAAGCACTAGGTAGTCGAACTCCGGGATAATAACCACCGGGGCCGACTCCTGCCTGCACACGAACGTCTTCTCCTCCTTGGTGCCTTCTTTTATAACCTTGTACGTAGCCTGACGTATCTCTCCAGTCTCATTGATATCAGAGGTAACCCTAACCTCAGCAGGACCGGTACCACTTGTCTTATCTAAATGTATCCAATCAGCCATATCATCGTATTTTGTTAAACCAGTTTAATATACTTATCAAAAGCGTTGGGCCACATACGCTCATAAGACAGCATCCTCCTCCTATTATCCTCAGCCAGCTCCCGGTAATCATTCAAGGTAATCATCGACATCTTAAGCTCTTTCATGGCCCTAGAGAACTTACCCGGCTCCTGCTGGGCGTATAGTTTATAAGCATCACCAGCCCCTTGTATCAAACCGTTAACGGCGGCGTTCTCGAAGATCTTCATCTTGATATACGTCTCGACATAATCCTCAAGATAACCTAACGCCGTTTCAGGTATATACGGGAGACCGTCATCATCCTTGGGTGTAGCACGATATATGATGTAAATAAATCCATCAAACCCAGTATACATAGTATTGCCAGATATAGTTATATCATAATTATCCCAAGCATATTTATCCCGATACTTGTCGGAGGCGCAATCACGTCTCAACCCACGACCTATAGACAGCCTTACGGGGTGATGGTAATGGAAGCGAACCTCGTGAGACCCGATATATAGCTTCTCCGTGATCGTCTTCTCAAACTCCTCCTTACAGCACTCCGTGCAGGAGTTCCAACGGAAGCCGCGCTCGGTGCGCTCGACCCAGCCGATCTCGTGTTGGAGGTCAGCCTTAGCCTTATCGCCCCCCGGAATCTCACAGACAAGAGGCTCACACCTATAGGCGTCAAGCATGTCGAAGAAATCGGAAGGTAATACCGCCTGTTTGTTGCTGGTCTTGACAATCGCCTCGGACATGACGGCTATAACACCCCCAAACCTTTTTAAAGCGATCTCAGCCCACCTGTAAACAGATGAGGTATCTATAGCCCCGCTATCATCGTATTTATGTAAATCGGCCTTGATCTCGGCCAATAAGCCCTTTATCGTCATATTTAAGTCTTTTGCACAAAGATATGTATTTGAATCCGTGATACAAAAAAAATCCAGTCTACCCTCACGGGCTAACTGGATCACAAAAACTTCTACAGTTTGTAAACCCATTTAACTCCAAATACCTTACTCTCCGATTCAACCTCCCGGTACAAGAACTTATATCTCCTACCTGATTCCATAGCCAACCTACACTCCCTGTTCAACGCCGGAGAAATATAGAGATGGAAATACTTGTTCCGAGGCATAAAATCAATACACGTATGGACATAAGAATATCCACCCGTTCCACGTCTGTTAATAGTACCGGTAAGCTTATTCAGATATATCTTACGATTAGGATTTATCTTATGGCACAGATAACCGATGTTGTTTATATAAACCCCACCCTCATTCTCCAGATACTTATCACGTATAACCTTCCATATCAAGGACTGGCATTCGAGAATATCATTCTTGTCCACGATCGTATGCTTCCTCCTCTTACCGTTCTTAGACATTATTGACCTATAGAACCGGAGAAAATACTGATTTAATATCTTAAACGATTTTATATCCATACCGCAAATATAATCAATCAATCCTAATACAAGAAATAATATACATGATTAGGTATATAATTACCTATGAAACAAGAGTAATCACCATACCATCCGGATCTGGATCATTCAGTGGTTCTACTACGACCAATTACGGGATATCATCTGGGGCTTACGCTTATTTTGACAGCGGAGATGGATCTGGATCATGTTGATCATAAAAAAGGAGAGACTTGTTAGACTCTCCTTTTTATCTTATATAAATCTAAGATCCTTTTTCTTTGTATAATTCAATATCCTACTAATATGTCTGGTGCTTAATCCAGTCCTTTCCCTTATTTTATCATAGATATAGTTCTTGGATACGTAAGCTGATATATCCCCAAGATCCTTTATGATCTTGTCATACATATCGTGAACCTCATTATATCTTATGATAGAGCTGTCTCTCATCCCTCTTTCGCCTATACCGTCAACTATGGCGTCATTGAAACCGAAGAAATTGATTATTGATCTTATTAGATTCATGTTTACTGAATTTTTTGTGTTTTCTTATTAATATCCATATCCGGGTTCTCATCCGTAGGGATCTGCAATTTGGTTATAGTTTCCCTTAATGTTTCGGAAACCACATATTCAAGAAGCTTGTATGGGCATATGAAATCATAATCCCATTGAGATGTACATGGCTTATCTTTTTCAGCTCCACACCCGGATAACTCTAAAGCCGCTTTTCTATCCAAGGTAATAAGATCCACGTTTATAGCCTCTATGTTAATATCTGGTATATAGATATAACCATCATTTACATAGTAATAATATTGATCTATATTCCCATATTTACGTTCCTTATTGTTCGCATATTTTCTCAATGATATGGAGGTAAATATAATATCATCCATAATATTTGACACCTTAATGATAGCAGGTCCTATACGGGTATATATCATATCGGGCAATCTTTTCTTGGATCTCATAAGTATCCTGCATAGTTTAAACTCATCAAAACAACAATCAATTTTCCGAACCCTCTCCATCTCCATGCAATTGATATGAGTATACAGTGATTCCTCGCCGAACAAGGTTCCATCAGCATACTTCTGGGCTATATATGATCTTGCCTTTTGTCTTCCTATGGATAATATCCATCTCCTACTGACATGAGCGTCCTTATTGATGGAGTTCATATCATTTATGATTCTAGATACAAATTCTGAATTTTTCATATGCTAAATACTGAGGAGGGGATATACCCCTCCGGTTATTACTTCTTTTTCTTAACCTTGCCTCCACATTTCAGTTGAGGTTTCTTTTTCTCGGAGACCTTGCCTCCATTAGCCATTTTCTTTTTCTTATTGCAAGCCATAACTTAATGTATTAATATTAACGATACAATATTAATGATTTTAATTAATAGATAAACAATACGCATTGAATAAGCTAAATTCACATCAAGTCAGACGGCACCTCTTACGCTAATGGCTTGGCGCAGGCCGATAGATGTGATTGTCCACAAAATTGGAGTGCCAACGTGGTAGACTACAGTGAAAGCGGAAGTTGTATTAACTTTACTGTGGAATACAGTAATCCGTGTAGTTCCAGCAAAACCATAACAGTGACAGGAGGAGCGGAAGCGAATACCTCCACGGGTATGGAGATGACCACTAGTACTACGGTTACGATAGGTGCTGGTAGTGGATCTACTAGTGGTAGAATGTGTTTTCAAGCGGCCATAAGACCAGGAACGGCGCATGCGGCTTGTACCACAGGTGGACAATGCTGATAATGTATATACAATAAAAAGGAGAGGTTAGTTAGCCTCTCCTTTTTATTATATATCAGACTCTTAACATTGACCACCAGCTCTTCCACTTATATTGATAGAATTACATGGATATCCACGATCAAAAGGTATCATGGCCTTTTTAGTGCCTGATCCAGTAGGTATAGTTACTGTCGTACTCCCGATAGTAGTCCCTGAGCTTGAGGCTGTTACCGTCAAACTCTTCTGCGTAGTACATTCATTACTATACGAAATCCTGACCTCTACTCTTAGCGCTGAAGCGCCCGAAGGAGCGCCATTGCAAGGATTACCATCGGCATAAGCGTTGGCTGACCAATTCTTCGTTGGCTCCACGCAATCGCATCTATCGGCCTGCGCCAAGCCATTAGCGTAAGAGGTGCCGTCTGACTGTAGGTTATTGTCGGCTATCCTATTTGCCTCGTCCTTGGTACAAGCCTCATATTTACCAGCGATTTGCTTATAACTGATAGTCTTAGGAGTACAGTTGCTAGGACAGTTCGTAGCCTTGACATTTCCCCATCGGTCATCATTGCCAACCTTAGAAGGACATATCCTAGCATCAACAAGTGTCTTAAGAGCGCCCTTAGTGCTAGAATAAGCTTCATAGGCGGCACTAGAAGCAGCTTGACTCGTGCTCCTGCAATATTCTCCGGCAGAAACAACCTTCATAGGGCTGCTAGGAACGCACACGTCACCACATTCGCCCGAACATCCCTTACATACCTCATTGGTATAGATAGTGTAGTCATATGGATTACAACAATGCTCACCGCCATTCTGCCAATATCCCGTAGGATCACACTCGCTAGAATAATGCTCCTCGCTATTACCATTATTACACCTGCTATTATCCATATGGTATGTATTATCACATCCGCATCCACAAGATCTTGAATCGGACTCAACCAACTCATCTTGATCTGAGGCTGAAGAACAAGGATTGGTCTGATTCCTACTCCTACGATAATCGCATCCACTACAATAATAATTCCAATCATCATAAGATGGGGTATCATCGTCATCGGCACAATCACCATTCTTGTTAGCGTAAGCCTGAGCGGCGGTCTTAGTCGCCGTATCATTCTTGAAAGCGTTTTGAACCTTGCTGTCGGCATCCGCCTGAGATACGGTAGATGTCAACGCTGACAATCCTAAGGCACTATAAGGAACGGATAGAGCGACACCATGTTTACATGTACCACAATTATCCTTATAGAACGTAGCGCTTCCAGTACCGGTCCACACACAAGTGCCATGCTGGTTAGCGTAATCCTGTCCTCTCTGGTCTAGGATCTGCTCTGCCTTGCTCCTGGCATCAGCCAAAGAAACCTTGCTGGTGATAGGCGTACCGCCGTTGGCTTGCGTAGAGGTCACCGTTATTCTCTGACCAACCCCGCTTCCGGCGCAATTGTTCTTATAGAAGTCACGGCTTGCCACGTAAGTCCAAGTACATCCACCGTTCTTATTGGCGTAGTTCTGTCCATCGGCTCCACGAACAGCATTCTCGGCCTTCTTATTAGCGTCAGCCAAAGATATGTTGGAGGTATACGGATGTCCCGGCAGCCTGTCGCTACTTACGGATACCATGTCGCCTACGCCGCCATCAGCGCAATTGTTCTTCTGAACCTGACCGGTATAGCTTCCTGTCCAAGTACAAGTGCCCTTCGAGTTGGCCACGGCCTGACCCTGAGAGTTCACGGCGGCCAATGCCTTGGCGTTAGCGTCAGCTTGGGATACACATGACTTAAACTTACCATCAGAGCTAGGACTTGGATCCGTAACATCATTCTGAGTTACGGTAACAGAGCTTCCAACTCCACCATCCGCACATTGACGGGTAAAGGCCTTGGATGCCGTACCAAACCAGAAACATGTATTATTACCACCAGCTATATACCGCTCTTGATTATCAGGATCAGTATAACAGGTATTGGTGTTACGTTGATGTAACTGAGAGATACAGTCCTTACATACAGTCTCTATAGTCTCCCATACCGGTTGCTCGGTCTTCGTATGGCACGTATCATCGTAGTTCTTGTTGACGAACGCCTGACCCATTCTGTCGATATAGGCCTTAGCCAAAGCGTCTGCCTCTTCCTGAGAACGGGTTGAGGTGAAGAACTGACCCATAAGATCCGGGGTTACGGTAATAGGATCAGCGTACTGACAAGTAGGACATTTAGGAGTGAACTCCTTGCTATAATTACCTACATATATCTTCAGCTCATCACAAGTACCACGATCATTGGCTATAGCCTGACCTTGCGCCTTGACAGCGGCCTTGGCAAGCTCATCGGCGGCGAACTGGCTCTCATAAGAATAGAACGGACCACCAGTGACATCAGCCTCCGTAACGTTAACAGATGAAGGTATCAATCCGGATGGACAATTATTCTTCTCGAACACCTCACTATAATGACCGGTGTACTTAGGAGCCTCATGGCAAGTACCACGCTCATCGGCAACCCTCTGTCCTTGATTCATGACAGCGGCCATAGCCACCAAGTTAGCCTCATCCTGCGATACGCAAGACTGGAACGGATGACCATCGACCATATCCTGTGTCACGGTGAACGGATCTCCTATCTGATTAGCTCCACAATTGCTCTTAGTGAACTCGAAGCTAGCCCTACCGGTATACATAGTAGCGTCAGAACAAGTACCCCTGGTGTTAGCCAAAGCCTGTCCTTGAGCCTGTACGGCGGTCATAGCCATAGCGTCAGCGGCGGTCTGGGAGTCGTTAGACTGGAATGGGTGTCCTTCTACCATATCTTGGGAGATCGTCACCTTAGATCCGATCTTACACTCACCACAGTTGTTTCTCGTGAACTCCAAGGAAGCACGGCCGGTGTACGTACAAAGGGCGTGGATATTGGCAAGGGCCTGTCCTTGGGCGTCAACGGCGGCCTTGGCCTTATTATTGGCATCCTCCTGAGATACGGTAGACGTGAACGGATAACCGTCAACCATCCTATCATTTACCGTATAAGTACCACCAGTGCCAGTACCACAATTGTTACGGGTAAACGTACGTGTATAAGTACCGGTATATACAGGCACCTTCTCGCACTTACCTTTCACGTTAGCCACATCCTGACCTTGAGCCTCGACGGCGGCCTTAGCCTTATTGTTGGCGTCTTCCTGAGATACGGTAGACCTGAAATCCCCTGTCACCATAGTCTCATCCACGGTAACCTTGGTTCCGTACTGAGTCTTATCGCAATTGTTTCTGGTAAATTCCTTGCTATACTTACCGTAGTAGATCGTCTTCTCCTTACACTCACCTTCTAGGTTGGCTTGTTGCTGGGCGTTAGCCTCAAGATCAGCCTTAGCCTTATCATCAGCGTCCTTCTGGGAGATAATAGAGAAGTACTTACCAGCGGAAACGACATAAGTATAAGGTTGACCGATATGGAACTCATCACAATTATTTCTCGTGACTGTCTTCTCCATCCTTACGTTATAGTATACGTTAGTCTGACAGTCGCCACGCTCGTTGGTGATAGCCTGACCTTGCGCCTCGACAGCGTCCTGCGCCAGCTTGTTGGCGGCATCCTGCGATACCGTAGAAGTGAACGGATATCCAGAACACATCTTCTCGTCCACAGTGAAGTCAACAGGAGTAGAACCCTCAGGGCAGTTGGTTCTCTGGAATACCTTGGAGTACGATCCGGTAAATACCGGTATCTTCTCACAGTTACCCTTGATATTCGCTATATCCTGACCTTGAGCCTCGACAGCAGCCCTTGCTAGGCTATTAGCGTCTTCCTGAGACACGATGGATCTGAAGTCTCCCGTAACCATCGTCTCGTTAACAACCACATCCGTACCGTATTGGGTGGAATCACAATTGTTACGGGTAAAGGTCTTGCTAAACTTACCATAATAGATATTCTCCTTAGGCTTACACTCACCCTCCAAATTGGCTTGTTGTTGACCGTTCTTCTCAATATCCTCAATAGCCTTCCTATCGGCGTCCTCCTGAGAGATGGAAGATACGTACTTTCCCTCAGGAATGATATAAACATATTCCTGACCGTCACTGAACTTATCGCAATTATTACGTATAAACGTCTTTCTCTGCTCCTCGTTATACCAGATATCAGTTATACACTCACCATGCTCGTTGGCGTATTTCTGACCGTTCAGGGCTATATCCTCCATAGCCTTGGCGTCTGCGTCCTCCTGCGAGATAAACGACTTGTAAGTCCTTTCCTCGACCGTGTACAACACCACCGATCCATGCTGGTTAGCCAAACAATCGTCCTTGGTAAACGGCTGGACCATCTTGATATTATAATAAACGGGCTTGGCGTCCTGAGCTATCATATACTCCTTGACAATATTACCGTCCTTTGACGTTATACGGAACTTAGCCGTACAGATCTGACCGGTATAATTAGCCTTGTATACGATATTAAGCTTATTATCGCCTACCCCATGGCTCTTGTCGTTAATGGCAAAGCAATTACCCTCGACACAATTCTTATCTATTTCCCTTGCCATATTATCCTTCAGTTATTCTCCATGAAACATCATCTCCGGCCTCTACCCTCACGATTTGGGTATCACCATCCTTATTAAGCGTCAACCTTTGCGGATCCACGTTGAAGGGTGGTTCCGGTTCCGGCTCACTACCATCACCGCAAGTGCAACATACCAGCTCGATATCATACTCGGTATTGGACTTGATATCGATGACAACCTGACCGTTCTCGCTAGTCACGTTATCGAAGTCATGATCAAGTATGATATAAGGTATATCATTAGGCTGTTGATTGATATTAACAACCTTACCGTTCAAGACAAACATCTCATGATGCTGTTCGTTATCCATATTCTTAGGCATAGCTATGACAAAGCTAGCCTCATACAAATCAGTGGCTCCGGGATCCTCAGGATCGGCATACACTATATATCTGCTATCCTCTTCCGGAACCTTCATGGATAAGCCATTCACGTTCATGGAGACTATATAGGACTTGCTCACCGAGCCACCAAGGGTAAGACAGGAGGCCTTGACCGAGGCGGAGTTAAGCTTGGCGTTGATGACCGCCGTCCCGCCCTCCATATCGAACATGATATTGGTCGGATCCACGCTTACCCGCTCCATGCCCTTCTGGGTTATGGTAGCGAGCTTCGTAACCTTGCCTTTCTCGACCGCTACGTAAGTCTCCCTAGGCAACCTACCCATCCATCCCGGCTCTACCTTAATAGCCACCTTGTCGGGGCCGGTACCGGAAATCTTGTCGTAGGACACCCATGAGGAGCCTTGCTCGATCTTGGCAAGAATATCTTTTAAATTACTAGCCATATCAATCCGCTTGCGTTATAGTCCATTTATCACTCTTGCCGACAATAATCTCAAGGATCTTCTCTCCACCCTCAGGAGGATACTCGAAGTTAGTAGGCTTAATCTCAAATACGCTGGCGCCTCCACAACCAAGATCACAGATCATATCCGGCAACCATCCCTCCTCAAAAAACCGTTCTATAAGCTCCCTGACAGCCTCTGAAAAAGAATCAAGCTCTAACCTGTCTACGGGGAGAGATCCCTTCTTGAGGATCTCACCACATACCCAGCCGTCACAATCGGAAGCCAAGACCGTATCGTACACTCTCTTAGCCATAACAAGAAGTATTTAAAATATTACTATTCAATGTAGTATATACGATATTAACATCAGTGAACTCATCACCCATGCAATATTTCTTCTTAAACTTAACGGACCTACCAGAAACGACATATCCGTCATTAGGGACGATAGTACCACAATAGGTAACGCTGAGCACATTCAACGGCTCGTATCTTAACCTGACAGCCTGAACACCCTTGAACGAGTCACGTTGGATGGACGCCGTGGCGCCAGATACGGCAACCAGCTTCCTTACCAGAGACTCGATTACGCTATTCATGCCATCACCGTTCCTGATGTCTGCCTCAGGGAACGACTGACCGTCATATATGATCTGGGAACTGTAGATACTACACTCATTCCCCGGTCTATATTCCGGTTTACATGGATTACAATTTTTCATATTATCAAATTAATTTGTTGATCATTCTTCTCAACTCGGATATCTCGGCATCCCTATCCCGTATAGCCTTTATCATAGCGTTAAGGGTATCGGACATATCGCAATTAGGGGATAATCCCAATGATTCCACACGTACCTTATCACCGGGGTAAATACAATCGGTACTCATGTACGTAGAGCACGGTACTTTCGTGTCGTCTACAGTAGGTCTGTATTGTTTTTTGTTGCAACCATTCATTACCACGTCTCCTCTTCCGTATCGTTATCCCCGCCGCTACCACCGGCGTTGACAAGCTCGTTTATAATCTTCTTCAAATCCAGAACCTCACGATGGTATAAATCTATCTGCTTATCCCTAGACGCTATAATACGCCTCAATGAGTCTATAACGACAGAAATGTCATTACCTTTCTCTATACCATCCGCTACCAACTCATCGCCTGAGTATAAGACACATTTATCATACAAGGTTATAGGACATCCATAACCAACACAAGGTTCGTCCTGACAACCCCGATCGCAAGGATCACAAGGATCGTTAGGGCATTTGTTAAGAAACCCATCTATCTTAACGCCATGACAACACTCTTCGGGACGTTCCCGTGAATGATCATGACAACAACCACCTAAATTACACATATCAATAATATTATTGTTTTTAGCAAAGATACAGATTTGATTTAATAACAGGATAACACACCTCATTAAACAATACAGGGGGATACGACATTCGTATCCCCTGTACCCTAGAATTATAACAACGAAATAAAATCAAGATTTCAATTTAAGAACAGGATTACCCCATCTTTCTTTCCATTGCCTTCCCAAATCATTTATAACACCATTGTAGTCTTTTATATATCCAGCATTAATAGCATAAGATATATTCCTTTCTATTGATACTATCATATCTAATTCCTCAAAAGAAGCTCTATTCCTTATCCCTTCTTCATGTACTCCAAAAACAACAAAATTTATACCCTTAGCTATCCTTGATAACAACTCCTTTAAATTACTTTTATCACTTATAAGCGAAGATACACTACTGCACATCTCTATATAAGCATCACCAGCGGCATTTCTTATCCCCACAACATTATCAACAAACCACATTACAACATCAGCGCAAACCTCAGGACTCATTTCCATGGCCACCACAAGGAAAAGATATGGATTCATATACCACATTTGACCATCCCCCTTACCTTTTCGACATGCTAATCCCATTTTATTTAAATCACTAAGATTTAGAGTCTTATTTTGTAGGCTGATATTTATCCGCTTACATAAATCCCTGTTTTCCAATCTACTAATTATTTCCCTACATTTCTCCTGGAAACCATCATACTTAATAATATCATTAAGCTTCTTAGGAGATAAGCCCTTCTTAAGCCTATCGTCAGATAAGACTTTCATAGCTAAAGTGATGTTAACAAAACCATTATCACTGAGCGCAGGTATAACAACACCCATCAATCTCCTATCAGAAGATTTGATTTCAACTCTACTTTTCATAACTTTGAACAATATTTTAAATTAAACATAATACCTATCGGTTCGAGATGAATAGATAGGTATGCAAATATAAAATATATTCAATATACAAACAAGTGTATTACAATATATAAACTTATTATATCTGATATTTTTACAAAAAAATGGAGGAGATATGCAATCCCCTCCAAACACTAATCTATAAATTATGGAAAAACAAAAAAGCATTCTTACCAATAACACTGATCTTCTTGATCGATATTCTCAATCCATTTCTCGCATTCAAGATTAAGATCAGCGTACTCCTGTCCCTCTACCATCAAGACCTCACGAGCCTTGGCGTTGGCATCCTCAACCGATATCCATGACCTAAACCTGTTGGCTTTGATAGAGTAATATACTTTACCGGACTTATATCCGAACGGACATATCTTCTCGAACCAATCACCGATCTTCGTATTATAGAATACAGGTGAACAACTACCCTCGGCGTTAGCCTTCTCCTGACCTTCTTTCATGAACTTCCTATAGGCTAACGTATCGGCATCTATCTGGGATATATCGGATATGATAGCTCCGGCTGGCAATTCATATACAATACCTTCCTTGCCTGATGTGCCAGCCTCGCAATCGTTCTTGTAAAACAAGCCACGAAGAGGCTGTGAGACCCAGTCCTCGCAGCAAGCCCCGACGGAGTTGGCCTCCCCCTGCCCGATCCGCCCAAGCTCCACCCTAGCCTTATCATTGGCATCTTTCTTGGATACGTAAGAGACAAACCTACCTTTCTCTACACATACCTGTTCCTTAGATCCCTTACCGCTTACGCAATTGTTCTTAATAAACTCATCGCATACCTGATCATTATACCATACGGACGGTATTATGTCGGCATATGTGTTGGCGTAGTCCTGACCATTGGCGTTGATATCATCCTCAGCCTTGCTGTCAGCCTCCTCCTGCGTATCGCCAAAATAGACGTTGGCCGGGACCCGGTAGTCAACAGAGCCGCCCACGTACCCGGCAGGCGGGTTGTTTTTGGTGAACGTCCGAACTATTTCTTTGTTACCGTATATCATTGTGATTCACTTTGTCGCAAATATAGATATTTTACCGATATGAGACACATAACCGTAAATGCAAATATGCAGTTACCTGATTATCAGTTTTTGGGCAAAAATGGAATTAATTATTCCAATGACTAAATGACTCCGATCCGGCAAAAACGCCATAATCCCTGAACATGCCTCCACATAATATGAAATCGCTTTTCTTACTACCGTTTATAGATGACAATATATACCGGTAACCCTTTCCTGTTATATAGATAGTCCTTGCATATACAACCTTTCCGGATTCCGTACATATATTCTTATCCCGATAATGAGCAAATCCTTTCTTTACGGCGTTAGCCGTAATCTCCCAATCTCCATTAACCTTGATCCTTTTAACTATTATCTTTATCTTAACAAGAAAATCACGAAGACATTTATCACTTATAATTATATCATTCTGTTCAAGTTTCTTAGCTAAATCCCTTATCAATAAATCCGACTCACCGGACATGATAAACGACTCTGAAAATTCTATATCCTCTTTCTTCGACTCAAGGACCTTAGCCACCTCCTCGGCTTTAGCCTTCTCCTCTAACGCCAGCTTCTCTGCGGCTACCCTGCCACGATACTCCTTAGCCCAAGCCTCGGCAGCCTCTGCGGGATCAGTAAAATTAGGCAGCTTGATCAAAGAAGAATACGACCCCGTCTCTCTTATAGAAGGAAGAACTTCTTTTGTAACCCATCTCTTAAACGATCTAGCGGATTTGATCTTAGATTGCAAAATCAACGAATACACACCGGATTCATTGATTAAGCGTATTTCTCTAACTGCCTGATTTAGAAGACTCCTCCCAAATTGGATACTTGATTTACAGCTACTTGACAAAATGATAACATCCTCCTCATCAACCGCATTTCTAACCGCATCGGTAGGCTTTAAATAACCTAGGCATTTAGCCACATCCGTACCGACAAACCATGGAGCACCTTTTTCATCCAACACTATTCTTACATTCCCAAATTCATTACTCTCAAAAATCTTTATATCTTCCATAGCAAAAAAATGCCCGAACAGCAGAACATAGCATCTCACCTCTACGAACCGCCGAACGGGTCAATATCTTTCAAACTTAAACGACCTTTAGTGAGATGCCGTCGTTTATGTTTCAATGCAAATATATTACGAAATATATAAACAACAAAATATTTAACAATATTTCATAAATATATATCTATGCCACTGATTATCACCAATACCGATTTTTCTCCATTGGCTCGTTACCTATTACAAATCTTATCCTCCAAAGCATAAAGAATTTTCGCTACTGTCTTATCACCACTTACCTTCACGCAAGACTCACCAAGATCCCGGACATCTATAGCCTCCCTGATACGGGTAAGCTCGTCATATATCTCCTCTATCACATCAGAGATCATAACACACTCATCAGAGTCCTTATGCTTTGACCACTCTGGTAGATCACCCTCATAAGGTACGCAAGTGGACGGAGTTATATGTAAACAACTGTATTTTTTCATGCCAGTAACTTATTAACACGTTCCTTTAACGATCTCACCTCATCCGGACATAACCCGCAATCATTATCACATAATGACCTTTGCAGACGAATTATCCTACCCCAATAGGATATATCGGGCTTGTCACCGATCCTATACCTATGGTATCTCATATATCTACCCCATTGGCAGGACAGCCATTCGTCTACGGACTTACATAAATCCGTCCTATCAAGGTTTGATATGCTCTGCGCGCCCATTCAGAATCTCCTTTCTCATTTCTTGTACCTCCTCGTCAGGCGGGCATCCATACGGCAGGTTCTTGATCCACTCACGGATCTTCTTCTGCATGTTGAGATAGACGATACCCACGTCACCTATGGTACGGGTCTGTTTGTATATGCTCACCACGTCACGCTCCATGGTCTTCAACGGATCGAGCATGACCATACAACCGGCGGTGCTCCTAGAAGCGTATTCCATATCGCTAACAACGGTAGAGGAAGCACGATTCATCATACTTCTCTCAATTCTTTCTCTCTCGGCCTTTAACGCCTTTTCCTTACAAGTATTACAACCCACGACTAAATATTTTTATGTTTAACAATCCACGCAATTAGTAGCCATCTCAAGAAGCCCTCCGACACGATCAATAATCTCATGAGCGGCCTCTATGTTATCCAACCTGACGTTAGCCTCCGCTACAGCCATAAGCGTCTCCATCTCCTGTATCTTGCCTATAAGATCCTTATCCTTATCCTCACACAAGATATCGGTCTTAATCCATAGCCGATCAAGACGTCTACGTATAAGATCCGTCTTAAGATACTTGCGACTGAAGTTGTAAGTAGAAGGGCTACCTATGATCTTGATATCATATATACCATCAGGTAGATCAAGGTACTTGACATTACAATCATCGTAATTAAAGCAATTGAGGCCTAATGTTAGGCTAGTAAAGGTATTGACCTGATTCTTGCCAAGGAACAACGTAGCGGGGTCGGACATGCCCGGCGTAGTGATCTCGATGATCGCCTTCCTGTCCTCCAGCAGCCCCCACTCAGACTCATCCAATACCTGAAGCACCTTAGGATCACGTGTCTCTAGCACCTGAAATGACAGCCGAATGTCATTCATATTAACCTTCTTATCGTACCGGCATAAGCTATCGTCATAACGAGCCTGCATATCAAGATCCGGGACATCGGTATAATATGTCTTGACCTCATGACCGTTGATAAACACAGATGTTATCTGGCAAACATGAGACCTAGCGACATCGAAAAACACCATCCTTACATTACCCTCATAATCAACGCCAGATGTCGGGTATGTTAGTATCTGGGTATTATACTCTCCATCGTTACGTCTAGCCACGACAGTAATAACGATAGGTTTCTCTATATCGTAATCATCCATGATAATCCTTGCGGCGAACTTATCATGAATTATCTTCGGTATAATGTTTATTTGATTCATTTGTATATCTTTTTCACAAAGATACTAATTTGAACAATATGACAAATGAAGCTACAAGATAAGAGCTGCAAGTAGATCTTCCTCGCTAAGAAGAATACTGCGATTCAATATAATCATCAAGGAACGGTGTGCTATTATCAGGAATCCACACCTCATCAGACAACGCAGCCATGCCAAACTCGTCAACTACCTCATCGCCAGACACATAATCATATGTCTTAATACCAAATATCCTGATTCTCTTAGCCTTACCAAAAGCAGACTTGACTTCCCTTATCTTATTATCCAATTCCCTCACCTTCTTAACAAACTCGGAGAAAGTAACATCACACTCTTCCAAATAGCTCCTTATAGCCCTCTCTATGGTCTTGATACTGACATTACCAAAGCCCTTCTTCCTGACCTTGTTTCGCACCTTTTCCTTAAAAGAAATGCTCACCCCATTGTTTTTGGAGGACACGAAATCCTTAAGGTCACGTTTCCTGATCGAATCCATGGAGTCATAAACAACACGTTTGATATCCTCGGCGCGCTTCCTATTGCACTCATGGGCTTTATAGGTAGGATTATTTATATTTCGTTCATCCTCTAGCTTACGATGTTTAGGAGGGCAATTGTCCCAATAATAATATCTAGCCTTGCTCCTATGCACGAAAAGATCAGGATGCTCTTTCTTCGCCTTCCTCACCATAGCATAATAACCGTGAACAACAGCTACGTCAACATAACTGATTAAAAGCCACCTAACTAACTTTATCTGATAAGCAAGATTATCACCACCCAGACGATGGTGCTTGATATAGTAATTAACTATTTCATTCACAAAGTAATAGAACGACTTGATGTTGTATTGGATCCCCAACGCCCTAAACCTTATAGGGTCAAGGCATATGATAAGAATACCTATCAGTGTCTCCGATATCGGCTTCTCAAGTATCTCTGACTTGGATGATGATTGACGCTTTATCCTAGGGTTGTCGCAACAAGGATTAGCATTGTCATTAAACAAATAAGGTAGGATGACCTTGCCGGAATCCCTCCTCAAGGCTCTATTTTCTTCTGACACCCTCTTTTTTTCTGAGAAAGATACAAATTGGTCGAATATTAATGTTAAATTTGCCATATGTTGAATTTTTGTATAGTACAAAGATACTAAAAACTTTGTCGTTTCAAAATGAGTGCTTGTGAAAGTACTCATTTTTTTTGTTTATGATCACGGCTTTTTACGGCGATCGCTATGGTCGAAATCCAACTTGGACATTGCGTAGGGAGACTATCGTAGGGATAGTTAAGAAAAGAGATGAATTTATTTATCCACCTTCTTTTATAAACACAGTTGTCTATTTTGTGACATGTGATATAAGAAACTTTCGCCCCCTTAAGAAGGGAGTCTCATTATAAAGATTTTCTTTATTTATCTCATAAGTTGATTGATTAAAAAGAGTTAGCTAACGCTTTGTTATTATCTAAAGTATATAACTTAATTACATTAACATGAAAATATGTAGTAGATTGAAAAATCAAGATCTCAACAATAACTTATATCAATAATTTAGTTTAGTGTATTTTTGACATCTACTTATGTTGTCTATGGATCTTTAATCGACAAACAACTACCTACATCAGACGTTAATGCATTGATATGTTTACTTCTTTCCAACGCTTAAGCGTAATATGCCAAGGGGAAAAGGGAGGTGGGCTACGAGTCGCTCCGCTCCTTGCCGGCCGTGTGGGGATACCTCCTGCCCTGCCTCACGGAGCCGCCACATTCCCTTTGGTGTCAACAGAGATAGACCTCAAAGAGATATTGCCTCACTTAGTGTCTACTAGATAAGGGATTTTCTTCAAGGCAGTTTCTGATTGGGTAAAAATCTGGTCAAAGAAGTTGTCTGGTCAAAGACAAAATTTTATATTCGCGATGCGGTCGGTTGGATGAGCGGTTTAGTCGGTGGTCTGCAAAACCATATACCTCGGTTCGAATCCGGGACTGACCTCATATTTGCAATTCTTTTCTGGGGTGATAACCAATAGGTGTATGGGGTTTCTTGTACACCTATTATTTTATCAATCCGAATCTTTTCAACAACACGAATAATACAACCAATATACCTAAGATCGACATAAAGATAATAGCCATCGGCCACCTTGATTCCTCCTTATCGTCTATATCCTTATGCTTGATGTCTGTCTTCTTATCAATATCCTCAATACTGGTGATCGTCTTATCAACGCCAAGGGAATCGGTCGTCACCGTGCTATCCCGCCGGCCGATGACGATATGAGCGTCCGTCTGGGAGGACACGGGTCGCTCCCCAGTGGATGGATCCACCTCCTTCGTAGTATCGAATTTCCTCTCAGTTATGACAATATCAGCATTAAGATCAGATGTCCTGATCTCTACGATCTTCCGGTCCATGACCTCATCAATCATCGTCTCTATCCTGCTTATCAAACGATTATCTATAGACGTGTCGCTAACCTGCCTCCTGCTTCCACAAGAGGACAGGAATAGCGACAGACCTAAACAAAAAACAGCCTTAAGACTTATCCTTAACCTTATCATCAGCAATCTTCTTTATATCGTCAAACATCTCGTCAGGTATGTTTTTAGAGAAGCCAAACATCTTGAATACGTTTATTCTCTTGAATACAGCCTTGAACACCTTAACCAGATAAGCGTCAGCGAAAGCATCCCCTATCGTATTCAGGAAAAGCATCACATATCCAACAAGGGCTATATACACCCCATATTTGGTAACGGTAAGTATCATGCTAGCCTCCTCCTCGATCGGGTATAACGTCTTATATATAACACATAATGTCATTACTATAAAACAAGACAAAGCGAACTCCTTAAGAATATCAGTAAACCTGACCTCCCTAAACCATCTCTTGAAACTAAACCTCCTCCTACGGCTTCTACGGAGCTTCCAGCCCCTTACGCTTTGCGCTAACCTAGCCAAAAAATTCGCTATTAATACTATAAATAATACGGTCAATAAATGATGCACTGGCTGGAAGTAAGCCCAACAAGAGGCTCCATACGCAAGCGCAATATTCCACAAAGCCCCTACTCGCTCTATCATGTCTTTGTCTTTCATTTTATACCCCACTCGCAAAGTTAACTACTATACCATTAAGTACCTAAAACACCACAGCATGTATACCGTTCCTAGTATCAAGGCTATCAAAATGCAACCAACCCACCTTCCCTTCAAGCCGGAAAGGATATGGTAACATATCTTGATGATCCAAAATCAAGCCTCTGACCTGTTCCGCCGTCATTGACTTGACATCGAAATCCCCAGCCTTACCCAACACATGAGCGGATAGATAAACATCTTTCTTATCCTTGACTATCTGGCAGATGTTGCATCTAAGACCACGTTGGGAAAACTGCCCCTGCTTGTCCCAATTATTACAATACATAGGCTGTTTAATTATATCCCTCCGTAATATAAGAAGATTATGGAGAAACGCTGTATCAAGAAACTGCCACGATCTGTCCTTCCACTTATTGTATGTATGAGGACACACCAATTCCACTATATCAAAATACGAACCTAATTCTTTTATAATATCATTCCTATCCATATCATCCATTTTTAAAATAATGTAAAATAACAATACCACGATAACCTGATCCTCCTCGACCGCTCGTAGCCCCACTACTAGAAGCTTTAGAGGCTCCTCCTCCACCACCTCCATAATAAGTGGCATTACCTCCATTTTTGCCATTAATAATAACACCCTCAGTATCCTCAACTCCAGCCCCATCACCTCCTCCGTGATTACCACCTTTACCTCCGGATAAAAAGCCTGTATCCCATCCTCTTGTATAAGCTCCCGATCCACCACCAGCGCCCATAGGATAAGGGTATCGGTCAGGATATTTGTTGTTAAAAACATATGATCCATCTTGCCCTGGATTTCCCGGGAAGGATCATGACCATCCCCTTCAACTCCATATCCGCCTCTTCCACCTTTACCGGCAATAGCCTGGTATATACCGAATATACTATCACCACCTATATCTCCTACAACCACCCTATATGTAACACCTGGATTTACGGATATAGTCCCAGTCAGTACACCACCTCCGTTACCGCCACTCCCGGCATTATATACATCGGAATATTCTCCATTAAGACCTCCGGCGACCAACGCGAACTCAACCTCATAGACCCCATCAGGAACCGCCCAATATCCATTATCCTGAGGAGATAATTCCTCGAATACCTCTATTATCTTCCTTTTGGGTAACATTCTTCTTCTCATCATAAGGCAAATAGGATTTTACCCCCCCCCACCAATTTAGTTTTAAAATATTGATATTCATAATATTATTCTGGTTTAATCGTCCATCTCTGGGCGTAGTTATTTTTTAGCACATATATCTTCTCCATAGGTGTAGCGGGAGACCCGTTGGACGAGCCTTTCACGAATCCATCTGGGGCCTGCTCCGTGCCGGAAGGACGCTGGTTTTCGGTTGGATAAGTAGCAACATACATGCTTACCGAAAGACTATAGAACTGGTTCCTCTTCCCATCCTTAGCCACGGATGTCATAGTAATCTGATCCCATCCTACAACAAGGTCGTAGAAAGAGTTCACGAAATCATCTGATCTTTTTTGGCTATGAGTGGATGCATTCACGTTAAACCATGTAATAGCCCTCATCTCATAAATATAATCCGGAAGCTTATCCATTCTAAGACTATTGCTATGAGCTGCAACGAAACCAGTAAGATGTTCCAATCCCCTTCCAGACATATTATCATCATTCCAACCCGTCCTCCTTTCTCCACTTACCCAGTCATCTAAAAAATAAAAATCAGTAATATTAGGATTTATCTTATCTACCTCGAAAAAAGGAAGGGTATTTATATCAAAATAATTCCACATATCAGAAGGGGCAGGATATATTTTCAACGAAGTTAATTTAGGAAGATCATTAAACTCCTTTATATACCTATCCAAATAACATGAAGACAATTCAAGGGTTTGAATATTTTTCATATTCTTTATATTCCTTATCCCGCTAGATTCTATATCCCTAAGATCAAGCATATTAAACATATTTAAATAATATACCTCTGTCTTACTGGTTATAGCCTCAGGCATTACGGTCATTCTTTGCCCTATATTTTGAAGATCAATATAAATTAATTTTTTGGATCTTGACAACTTGTCTACAGGTATACCATCATTAACATACAGCGTATGCGATACGACCAAAAACTCAAGTCCTGGTATATCCACAATCGGGAAAGATGTCATCTTGCAAACTTGGATATTGGCATAATAAATATCACAAGTAAAATCTATCGACACAGCCCGTTGCACGTCCCTCCTCCCATCAGCGTAAGCATGATTATCTATAGGTACGTATTGCGATCCATCCTCCTTCCTGAACCACCACGTAGTATTGGGATTTTTCTTATGTTGTATCGCTAAAGAACGGAATATAATACAATAATTATCCCGCCCTTGAACCTTGGTCATAGGAAACTGCTCCTTTATTCCATCCCCCCAATCCACATTAGCCATACCGGGCTTTCTGGATCTAAACTCAACAAACGTATTAAAAGGATTACCAACGACAGGATCAGGTACATAATTATAATCATCGGTATAATAATTTCTAAGTGCCCTATCCCATGTGGTGAACCACACGAACTTGTTGGATGATGCCTCATATTTATATAATGTCTTAGCCATTACCTATCTTGTTAAAATATTCTACAATAACATTCCTGTCCAATCCCATAGAATCACATAAACACTCCCCTTCTGGTTGACCCCCAAACGATAATACCTTATCCGTATCATGAGCTAAAACATCTCCATTGCCTACAAAGGTACGCCCATCGTCAAATACGATAAGCTTATATGGCTTATACGACCTCGTGTCAATATCAGAAGACCGTGTTAACCTTAACACCGAAGCCTCTGGTGCCATACTAAACCTCCATCCATAATTATTCATAAGCACATAAACCATCTCCATAGGAGTCGACGGAGAGCCATTAGACTGACCCTTTATAAAACCAGAGGGAGCCTGTAATACGCCACTAGGTCTTTTATCATCAGGATTGGCAGCCAAATACATACTTAGATACAATCCATAAAACTGATTCCTTTTGCCATCGGAAGCGGAGGAGGACATAGTGAGATAATCAAACCCCATCACCTTCTCATATAATGTTGATATAAACGTATCACATCGACTTTGGGTTGACAAGCTGCGATGCATATAAAAGCTATTCATAGACCTCATCTCATATATATAATCCGGTAGATTACTTACATCTATATTACTATAGCCATATGAGGCGGTAAGGCTAGTGATATTTTCCAGCCCCTTGCCGATCATATACGGATGCCAGCTCACGACAGACCCATACCATCTATTTATATGGTCGAAGGTCCTTAAGCTAGGATTTATCTTATCCACCTCATCCATAGCCGGGCATGTATTAGGGTCAAACGATGGCATAGCCACTCCCGGGGATATATATAATTCTCTTAGCTTGCTAAAAGACAGCCATTCCCTTGGATATACCCTAACCCTGCAACCTGCCAAAGCTAATGTTATAAGATTAGGCCACATAGAGGGGAATTTCCTTATATTAGAAGACTCCGTATCATTAAAATCAGCCGTTTGATTTAAATTAATGCCTTTTAACTTAGTCAACCTATCCCAATCGTCTGGTATGGATGTCAATGTCCCTACACCTAATTCGTTAAGTGTTATATACTCTATATTTACCGATCTACGTATCCTATCTTTAGGAATATCGGTTATATTCCCATAGCCGGTAATGGATAAAGTTAAGTTGATAATACTTGGGGCGTCTAATATCGGGAATCCTACCATCATTATCCTTTCTGTTTGAACGTATGTAATATCATTCGTAAAAGTCATGGTAATGACCCGCTCTTTATCTAGCCCATCAGCGTAAGCATGATTAGGCGCAGGGATATACTCACTCCCATCTTCCTTATAAAACCACCATGGATGGCTATCCGGATTCTTACGATAACTTATATCCCTTCTCCTGAACATCAACCTATATCGCCCGTATATGGATTCGCTCCTATCCTTCACGAAAGGGAATTGCTCTTTATTCCCGTCACCCCAATCGACCTCACACATTCCTGGGGTCTTGGAATAAAACTGTATACTTTCATTGTAATTATTAACATCCAATATAGGATCAGGAACATCATCAGTAGTATCATTCCTGTCAACGCCCCTAAAAGCGTATTTACCCTTAGTAAAAAATGTTATAGAGCCTTTATTCGTATCCTTACATATCAGCCTCATACCTCTCCCTCCTCTATTCTCCTGAAATACTCGACAACCGGTGAACTGTCCAATCCCAGATCGTTACAGATATCTATAGCCTCGTATTTGTCAGCGAAATTATACTTACTCATATTATCATCCAATACATCTCCGCCGAACACGGATACATGGCCGTCCTTTACGCCAAGGACGAAAGGGGTGATCCTAGCCTTCCCAGCCCGCCTTGCCCTCGTAAGGGCGGCCTTAGAAGCCGGGGCAGGGGCCAAGACCCATGTCTGCCCGTAGTTATTGGTAAGCACATACACCTTCTCCATAGGCGTCGTAGGATTACCGTTGCTAACACCCTTAACAAACCCCTCAGGGGCTTGATAAACGCCAGATGGTCTCTTGTTGGTAGGAGCTGCGGAAGTATATAAATCTAAGGTAAGTTTATAAAACTGATTCCTGTTACCGTCAGAAGCCGTCTGTGACATCGTTATATAACTCCACGACATTATCTTATCATAAAATGTATTTACGAATGTATCAGCCCTCTCCTGCGTATTTATAAATGTACCACCATCACGCAAAGTCCATATCCTAAATTCCCTTACCTCATACAACCAATCTGGGAGATCGTCTACCGGTACCGTGCCTGAATTACAATACGTGCCCTGAATCTTATTCAACTTACCTTCTACTAGATCTTGTTTCCATGAGCTACCACTACCCATAAAAGTAACGCCTGTCTTATCATCTCCAACCTTATCCACCTCATCAAATACAGGTATATTATTCCGATTGCTTATAATGCTTATACCTTTTGCTGGAATAGAATTAAAAGCCGGATCATAAGAAGGGATGTTACACCAGTTGAAGTTAAATTCAGTAAGATTCTTCCATTCAGAGAATCTTCTCCAATTAGAATCAGGATTATCAGCGAAATTAAAAACGAAATTACACCCAAAATACTTCAATCTTTTCATTTTTAAAAACCCCTCCGGCCAATTATCCCAAACACCAGGGTGAGAAAAAGACCCCATCTGTATATTACGAAGATTAACGCTCTTGCTTATCCTGTCATATGGGATATCTCCATTTTTTAAAACGGACCTGACCATAGCCAAATAAGTTATATTAGGTAGATTAACTACAGGAAACTCATGGAGGACAATACCCTCCATATTGAACTCCCCATCGATTACGTTAGAGAACCTCATCGTAACCTCCCTACGCCTGATATCGCTATACTTATGTGGAGGAACCGGTATATACTGAGATCCATCCTCCTTCCTATACCACCATGTAGTATCGTCAGGATTCTTTTTGTACTCAATATCTAAAGACCTGAATACTATCCTATAACTACCGTCAGACATCTTGACCAAAGGGTATTGATCCTTTGTCCCGTCACCCCAATCGACGTCCACGAATCCTGGATTGTTTGCCGAGAACCTGAGATTACGATTAAAAGCATCATAATCTACTATCGGATCAGGCACATAATCAGCATCCTTCCCATTATAACAAGGGAACCTATCCTCGTTAACATAAAACGTCACCGAGGACAGGGCCGTATCATATCCTACTAAAAATCCCATATCAACTAATTGAGGTTATATCATAAGACACCCATTCCTTGTATCCGTTAACCATCTCATATACCTTGTTGATGGTCTTGCATACGACAGCGAATCCGATATCCACGTTAGGGAACTTCTCGTTAAGCTCATCTATTGTAAGCTCCTTGGTTATGCTCTCATCCCACTTACGCATCTCCTTTACCTCCATAAGGATCGGTTTACCAGTTGCGCCTACGCTCATGACCCACTCACCCTCACGATTGGCATCTGCCAGATCCGGGAAGATAGTAACGCCAAACAACTCCGTGAGCACGAACTCATCGCCGTTCCGGGTAAACGACACCGCCGCTCCGGGGGTCAAGACTACCTCGTTCACCGCCAGCATACTCACCAGCTTCTTGGCTCCCCCTGATACGGTACCATTCAACACGACAGTCACGTTACCCGTAGCGCTATTAACGAACTTGATATCATTCTTCTCGCTATTTATAGCCTGTAACCTAGACCCAGATACGATATTTACGATCTCATAATTCTTGTCGTAAGTACTCTGTAGCGTCACATTACCGTATTTAGTATCGATAAGGGTAATCCACTTAGCCTTACCATCTACTATCTCAACAAGCTTATAAAACACGTCATTGCCGTCAGCGTCAATCCACCTAGCTATAGCTCCCGGAGCGAAATTAGTTACCTCCCGATCTTGGGTATAACTTATAGTGCTTTCCGTAGGCTTATTAGCTAAAGTAATATAAAGACATTGCTCTACGACAGCCAACTCGCTCTCGACATCGCTAAGTCTTTCCTTTATATTATTGATCTCTCGCTCTAACTTATCATAATTATCCTCCTGATCTATAGCGTCACCAATGGACATATACACCTCATTAATTAGCTTATTGTAAGTAATACGAGCTACTTTCTCGTAAGATGTCTTATACGATCCGGCTCCTTTATGGGTATTACATACAAAATCATATGTATTCTGATATACTACAGATCCACCGGTATTTATAAAATTATATCCGTCTTGGCTCATCGTACCTCCCTTGTATCCGACAAGCTCAAAAGAGCATTTACCCGTGCCTTTAGATCCAAACCATGTAGCGTAGGCCATAAAATACGTCTCTTCAGGTAGGATATCATAATACTTAGCCCTTAAATCCTTCACCGACATCCAAACACATTCCTTACCAGACCCGGTATTATCACCACCCCATTTAAGGACTTCTCTAACAGAGCTATCTCCATTTCCGGGACCAGACCAACCTACAGCAAGATTATCTATGGTGGGAACATTAGAATTAAGGGCTTCCGTCATAGTATCCAAATCCCTTCCAGAGCTTGATTCCCATAAATACCTAAAGGTCACAAAATCGACATCTCCAATCTTAACACCTCCAGTATTACTAGGATATGTTTTTGTGACTAACTCATAATACCATTTACCGTCACGGAAAGTAACCCTTATCCTCTCTACTTGCTTAGGGGATATAGAGACATATGATCCTCCAACGGAAATATTATCGCTATCAACCGCACGGGAAGTCCCATCCTTTGGATCCTCAGGGTCCACGGGGGTGTAGATCGTAGCCTGCTTATCTCCGGCATTGATAACAACTATATAATAGCTGTCCCCATCAAGACCCTCATCATGAGCCATGGTTACAAAACCCTGCTCGCTATCCGGCCTCCATTCAACGACAACCATATGCTTATCCATAGGTATACCGGAAACGCTGTTAACGTAATTGGTTGACGACATGAAAACAGCATGGTCATCATAAGCCTCATCAACACGTTGATGCTTAGTAGCCAATCCGTCAAGACGTGATATCTCAATGGGGTCGGTTACCTCGACCCCATTATAATCATACCACTTATATCCGATCATCGTATTCTCACGACGATATTTCCTTTTCCTTATGACCTCACCGCCGGCTAGGGCGTCAATCATATAATAATCATTACATACCTTAACCATGACCTTGATATTAACAGGTTTGACATAAACAAGCCACGATAGTAGCGCCATCGGGGATGGAGGTCAGCGTAGTCCCTACAGGGTAGGTAGGAGAGGATGACTCAAGCACCATCAACGACATCCGCTCTACGACCATATTGTTATCAATCAACCGACTTCCCTCCACATAGAACCGGCCATCGGCCACCTCATAGCATTCCCGCACCGGGACCATATGCCTTTGGCTCTTATCAGCGTAATCACAGATCGTCACCTTAGCCCCATCCGGTATAGACGTAAGCTCATCACCTACATTGTAATCAGGATGATCAGAGTACACGACATACAATATAGACTTAATATCCTGTAACGCCGGATTGACTGTCCTGAATCCCTTCAAATGTATCTTATGACCACCGATCTCATAACAATCATCCACGTCCATGATATTAAGATCACAACTGATAACCGTCCAGCCGTTAATAATCGTCTGCGTAGGGGTAGTATTGATAGGATGATCGGGGTCGGTAGACTCAACGATCTTATAGTCGAAAGTCTTTACATCCAGATTTCCGTTCAACGACTCCTGTCTCCTGATCTTCACCGTACCCTTTCCGGTATCATAACAAGTCTCAGTGGTATCGATAAGTCGATCCATATAATCCGGCTCCTCGCATTCGATACGAGCGAAATTGGATGGCAAAGAGGTATATTGAGTACCAACATGGATATCATTATCTGTAGAACTCAATACATGATGATTATACGACCTAACATGATTTAAAGGGTTGATAACGTAAGTGGATTTAATCCTTACCGATCCTCCCGGTGTCGAGTAACATTCTATCGCATTTCTAGTAATACGATCATCCAACCTTTCTAGAGCACACCTTTCACGGATAAAATCCGCAGGGATATTATTTATCCTATTTCCTAGCCCATACTTATTATCAGACGAGTCCACAATCTCCCAGAACTGGTTTCTTTTCCCAAGATCACCGTCATAAGACACCACATGTCTCATACGCACGCTTCCGGCTGATGTCTTGTAACACTCCTCGATATCAATAGGCATCCTATCTTCCATATCCGTGAAATCACAAGACACCAAAGAGAATCCGTCCGGGAGGGTAGCCAGTTCGGCCCCCGGAACGAAGCCGGCGTCATCCGATTCAAGCACCTCGAAGCGGACGTATCTTGCCTTTATCTTGGAGTCATAAGAAACCAACCTACGAAGCTTGACATTGCCATTGCCTCCGTTATAACACTCGACATAAGACCGGATGTCACGCTCCTCCATATCGTCGAAATCACAGACAGTCCTTACCCACGTATCTGGCAAGGAACTGAAGCTGGCGCCCTCAGGTTGTGACGGATCGGTAGTCTCCAGGACTTTATAGCTCTTATCCCTAACTCCTATATTCCCGTCCCATGACGTGAGAACCTCCAGCTTCACCTTACCGGCCGGTGTCTTATAACATTCTACAGTTACCTCAATATCCCGGTCCTCCATATCCGTGAAGTCACAAACGACCTCAACCCAGTCATCGCTTATGCTGGTGATAAACTTACCTACCGGATTCTCAGGATCGGTACTTTGCTTGACGCGATACCATTCCTTTCTGGTACCCATCTCGTAATCAAATATCTTATATCCCTCTATCTGCACCCTTCCGGTTCCGGTATCAAAGCATTTAAGCACCGGTATTATCTCCCTTTGGGTCATGTCCGGGAAATCACATACTATACGACTCCATGTATCGGGTATCTTATCATACTCCGTACCGATAGGATTGCTATCGTCAGTCGTATTTACCACCTCATAATGGGATACCTCCGGGTTCAGGCGGGGGTCTACCGACTCAACGCCCTCGATCTGGACCTTGCCCCCTTCCGTGGCGTAACATTTACTTACGAATATCAACTCCCGATCGGTCATCTCCGCTATGCTACAATCTATAGCTACCCACTCGGCAGGAATCTTATCCAATTCCGTACCAATAGGCGTATCAACATCTGAAGAGTTGATGATAAATATCTTCTCGGCCAATATCTCACCCTTATTATTCATATAGGTATGGATACGAGCCTCTACCTGACCTCCCGGAGTACGATAACATTGGTTGACGATCGACACACGGGCGTCCTTGATGTTAATGAACTGATAGTCCTTTTTAGGAACCTCACTTACAAGTCTCTTTACTCCTTTATCATCGAAGTACACGTAACACCCGTCATTCCTCATCATGACCGGATACGTCTTTCCGTCTATGACAACACCTGAGAAGTCATCTGGCGGAACGGAGAAACCCATGCTACCGAAGATGGAAGCAAGTCTCTTTAAATACTCATTTATCGCAGACATAATATCATATTTTAATTCTACTGCCTCAAAGATAACAAAAAAGGGAAGAGAAATGAATCTCTCCCCTTTAGGAAATATATGAACGCAAAAAAGGTTCTTTATTTCGGCTCAGTTACGATGGCCGGTCCAAGACCAGCGGCAGCACCGATCATGTTAATCATCTCCTGAACACCCTCATGAGCGCCATAGCGTACACGTAAGATCAGATTAACCGGATCATCGGCGAGAACCTTACCGAATCCTTGAGAGTACCTATGAGGATTAATCGTGATCTGGAAGTCCACGTATTGGGCTGTTTGTTCAACACGGCTGTATTCGTTCATGAATGTCCGTCCCATGAAATCCTGATGTTTCGGGAAACCGTTGAAATGAGCATAGCCCTTCAACTCGTCATCCATCATATTACCGCCGACATGAGTACGTGGTGCTTTGCTGGACAGTCTCTCGAAATTAAGTTGATCCCACCAGATAGGAGACCCCTCGTCAAGAGAATCAGGATAACCTCCGCTAGCGCCAACGATCTCAACGCTATCCTCTACATAAGTCATTTTATCCATCAAGCACTCTGACGGAGATAATAACATTTCCTTACCACGGAAACGGATACCGCACTTGCAGTTAGTGCCAAGTTCCTGAGCCGACTCCAATTTCTTCCACATACGGTTGCGGTAAGACGCCGGAGCCTCGCTGGTGAAGAATCCCTCGAACACCTTGTCGCACTCATCACACAACATGTTAGTATATACCGTTGTCTGGAAGCTATGCTGGCAAGCCGCAGGAGTACCGTAGTCAGTGATCTCCAGTTCCGGGAAAGCCTGTTTGATTTCCTCCAAAGCACTGTTCCCGCACTCATCATCCGGGATCGTGATATAATACTTCTCGGTGGATACCTTGCAAGAACCACAAGCTGACCAAGAAGCGGTACGAACCGTAGGATTCTCACACATATCGGATGTCTTAGCCACATAGTAGATAATAGCCGTAGGATTGGCCTCCACGAAAGTAGAGATCTCCTCATCCGTCAATTTCTTGGAAGTAGCGGCAATATACAAACCTGATCCCTTGATCTGACTCATCTTATTAACCGTATCGGCTACAACGTTAGGCAATGACTCCACCGTAGTAGACATATCGACACCGTCATCCTCCAAGGAGATAGAATACAGATAACCACCCTTAACCTCGGTATAGTTAGGAGGACAATCCGTACATCCTTTCATGATAGAGATCAGACGTTGAGTATAATCAGCCGGTTTAGCGCCTTTCTTCATCACCTTATAACGTGACATGCTACCCTCGATAGTCTCACGTACGATCTTCAATCCTGGATATTGAGCGCGAACCTCAGCCAACGCCAGATCATCACCAGTATCGCATACCTCCATGCAATAGAAATTGACATCCTCCGTATCAGGCTCAGTAGCCTCATTAGTACATCTTGTAACCGGAATGATATCAATATAATCGGATAATTTACCACCACCGGCAATAGGTTGGTTCTTCATCCGCTCGATACACTTCAATACGGCGGGTAACAAATCAACCTCCTCGCAAGGATCACATTCCTCGCATTGATTAGGGGTATTGTCGCAATCATCCAAGAGGATAGCGTCAAAGATCTCAACACGACCTCCCTCGTAGCCAAGAAGCTCGAAAGCCCTGCCGGCGAGAATCAAGCGGATAACGATACGGTCGCCCTTGGAAACGGAGAAAGCCGTGTCGTCAGAGACACCATTGTATCCTAAGATAACGTCATCGACATAAGCGTGATCCTTCTTCGGCCAAGAAGCGTAAATCTCGGTGATCTCATTCAACGAGAACAGAGGCGTGGAAAAATCCTTATCATATATAGAACGGGAAGCCGCTTGTTCATTACGACCGATACGGATCTCATAACGCTTGTCATTACGAGGCTTACCGGTAAAATCAATCACGGCCTTACAACCGTTCTCGGAAGTCTCCTTAGTATCATAAATACCAAGCTGACCTTCCTTCAAGAAGATGGAATCAACATCCACCATCTTAGCGTGCGGGGGTACGAAAAGTACCCAGTCTTGCGGTCTGTGCAACATATTATCAATATTTTAATTTAAAAATCATTTACCTAACGCAAACATAATCATAAACAACATCACCGCAATAAAATGAGGTCGTGAGTATACGACATAATATGATGTTTACATTTTATGTAAAACAAAAAGCCTACCCGTTCCCGAGTAGGCTTAATGATCAAACTAACGGTGTTTATTTAAAGGAAGCCACGTTGTCCTTATCCATCCTATATCTACTTAGTTCATTCTCGTTAAGGTTGAATTGCTTGGCGACCATATCCAGAATCTCCTCCACCAAAGGATCGGGCAGCTCAGGGTCGATGTCCGTGGACCGCTCGCCGGCGGCGTTGATGTACCCGGCCAGATCCACCCGTACCGGATTCCGGTAGTAGGTCATCCTGACCTCGTCTGTGCGGAAGCCGTCCTCATACACCACGACCTTCCCGTCACCTATGGTGTAGAACGTTTCCCGATAGTCAAAAGAAGGTTTATTATTATCATCCCCAAGAAGCTCATGGACATTCTCGTTCTTAGCCTCCCATATGACAAAATCTCCAACCTCACATCCATTATAAGAAAACGCTCCTTTTATATTTGAGAACCATAAATAATCATCAGGAAGACCGAATGATGTCGATTCGGGGTCATCAATATGATTGATCTTATTAAGCGATTTCCAGTATACCAGAAGAGTTTGTATAGATCGGATGGTCTCATCATCCTTCCTATTAAGATAGTATCTTATCAACCTATCCTGAGCCTCATTGAACAAAAGCACGAACCTTCCTGGATCAAGCTTAATCCCGCCATTGGCTAAATTCTGCTCGTTCTTCTGCAAAGACCTTAGATACGCTTCTTGGATTGTCATCGTTATTCCTCCTTAACCTTATCACCCTCCTCTACGTCATCCTTCTTCTTAATATCCTTAACCTTCTTGGTCTTGGACTTATCATCGATATTAGACATAGATATGATCTCCTCATACTCATCCAATACATTAGCCTTTATGTTAATAAAGTCTTTCTTGGTAGCCAAGAACTCAGCGGATGTCCGAACGTCAGGTCCTATGATCTGGCCATTATATTGTAATCCGGATGGAGTCATATTGATACGACCATTTCGTTGAAGGACGTTTACGATACGGTAAAACTCAAGAACTTCCTTGAAATCACCTTCCAATGACCGATCCCAGATATCAAGCAGATAATCAACATTGGTCTTCTTCTCATTCATCCAGTTTGATAGAGATCCTGTATAATACTCATCCTCCGTGAAATCCGGGCGAGTTACGATACCGATGTAAAGAAGAAGATCGATGACAGCCTGACGATCGTCGCCGCCTTTCTTAAGGGCGCTGATAAACTTATAGCTGATGTTCATCTTATTGATCTCACGCTGCTGAACGAAATCCTTGGCGTTGTCTTTCTCAATGAAACAGAACATGGAGTTCATGAAAATAGGATCACCATCCATTTCCTGAGGAGTCAACATGCCAGAAAATACAGCCAGATATAAATAAAATAACTCAACGGTATTAGCCGTGTTATAAACCTTACCCATATAGATCTTGTCTTTAGCATCATCCCAAAACTCGAAATTGGTCTGGGAAAGATCCTTCTGGGAAATATTCTCAAAAGGCTTCATTATATTATTGACACGCTGATCAACCAACTTATCAACCTCATCCTTATCCATGCCATTATAACATCTTGATCTTGGATAAAAACCGGTATTGTAAACCTCTGAGAAATCATCCCACGGGCAACATACGTGAGTAGCATTCTCCGGGAACGGAGCCTTGGCTATATTGGCGTCTTGGAAGGCCTGCGGAGCGCTTCCGTCGTGTTTACCTACTACCTCATACAAGGTATCTGACATGATATTGAAGCCGTTTACCTCGACCAATACCTTCTTTGATTTTAAAATCTCTTTCATTTCCTTATTTTTGCGTTACTTTCCTAAAAAAAAGAGGAGAGGAATATCCTCCCCTCTAAAAACCAAATTACATATGAAAAAAAACTTAGCCGAAGTAGTTCGGTTGAAGCTCGATAATCAAGAACTTGCTGTTATCCATAACCCAAGCCGCTGAAGCTGAGTGGCACCAGAATTGCTCTTTCATGCCCGGCAAGGATGATACGATCTCATTACCGTTAGCTTTGTGTGCCCAACGACCATACTCATAACCCCACCACATGCTTACGCCTTCTGGCTTGATATAGAATACGTTGTTATTCATATTACCCAACTTAGCGTTAGCCGTATTAGGAATAGCGGAATACGCGTTAGTCGATCCAGCGTCAGTGATATTCTCAATAATACAAGAATAAGAGGATCTAGGATACATGCCATTCACTAACTCGCTACGATCTGTCATGTCAGCGTAATCCAAAGAAGGATCGTGCTCGAACTCTACATTTCCGATGCCGGGAAGGAAAGCTCCCTTAACCTGTACCGGACCTAAGATCATAGCATCATTAGTACCAGAGATAGGATTAGAAGGCAACATACGGTCACTACCCATACCCCAGCTCAAATTACTCAACGTAGTAAAGAAAGCATCTCTAATCAACTTCTCTAAGTTAACCATAGCCATAGCTCCTACCTTGAACTTAATCTTACGCTCCGTAATAGGAAGATCTTGACGACCACGGAAAATATAAGCGGCAGCAGCCATAAGAGTATCCTTAGTAATACCCATCGGGCGACTATAGTAGATAGTATAACCACGGCGAAGCTGACGGTAGATACCCTCATTTAAATGGATAGGACCATTTTGATCCATGATAATACCACCTTCTTGCCACATCAACTGTCTAGCTTCCAGCTTAACCAACTCAGCCATACAGAATACCTCCAGCGTGGACGCTACCTTAGCCGTACGTAAATCAAGTCTACCATTAACAGTCTTGCCGATAATAGCCAAATCAGGAATATTACCCTCATACTCGCTTCTCATGGCATTCATACGACGAAGGGCGGTCTCCACGAACTCTGAAGTGCTATTCTGGGCGGCCTGCATGGACTTCATACCAGCATACATAGTGGTCTCACCCTCAACGCCACGGTGGTTTCCTAAACGGAATTCACAAGTCATAGAACCGGCCTTGTCAGCTCCAGATACCTTAGAGAACTGGGTACTGTACTCACCAAGAGCATGACCGATCTTCCAGTAACGGATACCCGGACGTAATTTCTCTTTAGGGAAGTATTTGGCCTTTCCGCCGATAACACGACCCCAATAACGCGTCAAATCACCTTCTGTTTTTGAAGGGATCTCACCAGATATAAGGATATTACAGCCGTTAGCGGCGTCATAGGTGATGACATCATAAGCCGTAAACTCAGAGGTATTCAAAACGATATCAAACAAACTACCGTCAATACCCGGTTTTAGATGATGACCTGAAGTATCCTCAGCCGTAACGACAGCGAATGTCTTTGTAACAGGTAAATCATAACGGAAAGAAGCTCCAATACCGTTAACGGAGATCGTAGCACCGTTATTAATCATACCCATATACATCGGAACAGGGTAGTTGGCGATATTAGAGAACAAGTTCAACAGACCTAGATGATTCTTGTCGGGATCCTCATAATACCAGCTCGCCAATGAGCCTAAGTTATGCTCTACGAGCGAAGTCTTATAGTTCTTGGCATCGGTGAAGGCAATAACGTTATCGCCATTCACGGTAGCCGGGAAACTTTTTGTAAGAAACGGATTCATTTTCAATATATTTAAACGTTATACACTCTTTGATCCACTTAGATCAAGGAAGTTAGCCTCTATAGTATCATTATCGATATTATTCTTATTTTGCTTTCCTCCCTTATTGCCAGAAAGAAGAGTGATGGTCTTCTTATTGACCTCCATCTTAGCCTTGTTAGTCTTCTGTTTAAGGAACTCGTCCTTATTCATCAAGAACAAAGCCAGATCAGCGGCCATGTCCGGATTCTTGATAGCCTCCGAATAAGCTTTATCTATAGCCGTATGACCTTGATTGTCTATCGGCTTGGTAACGAAATCGACAGCCTTACCTATCATCGTGTCAGTCAACTGGAATCCTGAGCTTATAGACGTCTTAAGACCTTTCTTATAGATCTTCATCTGCTCAATCAACTCCTGTTTCCTTTTCTCGGATTTTTTCTTCTCCTCCTCGATAAGGTTATCCATCTCCTTTTTCAGGATATCATGGAACTTATTGGCCTTGGACTCAATGAACTCATCACCCTTGCCAATCATCATCTCCATATTATCCTTTATCTCGTCTTCCGGCATACCCAACATCTTATAATAATGCTGGATGACCGCAAGCTGATCATTCTTGTTGCTCATATCAAGGTTGTCCAAAGGCGCCTGAATGTTCTGATATTGGTTTAGAAGCTGACCTACGTTACCTCCAGCCTTATCCACCTCTATCATCTTCTTCATGAAGTCAGACATAGAACCGGTATCAACCTTATCCTTCAACAACTCATCGGCCTTATCCTTGATCAACCCCTCCACTATATCAAGTAAATCATCTTCTTTTGTGATAGTAGAAAGATCGACTGGCTTATCATCTACCATAATATCAAGGTTATCGATACTGTCGATGATACCTCTGGCGGCCATCTTTTCCAAGAAAGATTTCCCGTTAAACACTGATACCACGTTATTATTATCAGTACCGCCTTCGCCAAAGGAATCTGGGTCTGGGTTGGTAGCGTCGCCGCCCTTATCCCCGCCACCTTCAGCCGCTCCGCCGTCGGCAGGCTCTTTATTGGTATCACCTATAGGATTACCATCCTTATCATATTTACCCTCGATATTATTCTTATCGCCATCACCGTCACCACGGTAAAAAAGTTCCTCGACACTCATGGTCTTAAAACCCTTAGCGAAATCACCCATGTCATTCATACAATTTCCTTTTTTGCTTTTTACAAAAGTATTATTAATCCAATTACCAATTAAATCAAACCCATTATAGTATATGACAGAATTTTACGCCAAAATGATTACAGATTTTGTAAAAATATTTACAAAACTTGTAATCAATTCTTGTTTATTATTGACGTAAACCTATCTGTATCAGAACGTTTGTTTCTAGCGTCTATCTCCTTTTCTTTTAATTCCAACTTTCTTTTCTCTATCTCCTCACGAGATCTTCGCTCAGCCTCGGCGTTAGCCTGTCTGGTTCTCATATCCTCTTCCTTGATATCAAGATCTCTTTCCCTTAAAGCCCTATCAGCCATAGCCTCGACATAATCCATGCCTTCAGAGTTGTTCTCGGTCCTAGCCGCTTGACCGGCGGCCATTATGCTCTTACCCCTTAAGTCGAAGTTGCCCTTGATATAAGCCAGCTCCTTATCCTTCTCATGCTCATCATTACGTGCCTGTTGCTCGGCCTCGGCTTGCTGCTGGACAAGTCGCTGTTGATTCTGGTATTCTTCTTGCCTTACACGATCGGCGTAAGATCTAGCATCCCTTCCGATCTGATTCATCTCAGCCGTTGAGTTGGCGCTCATCATCCTAGTGATATCAAGTAAGTCATTACCTAACGTATTTGTCTGTAATATATATTGTTTCAAATTCTCCAATTCCAGACGTTTCTTGGAATTAGAGACAGCCATAACATTAAGATGACGTAACGACAAGCTATTATCCGTAAGACTGATGTAAGCCAAGGAAAGATCGCTGTTTCTGTACATCACGGTCCAATCGTATCCTTCCTTCTGACATACTTGAGCCACGGCTAGATGAATATCCAATGTCCGTTTCTTGAAGTCATCGAAATCATTAAAATAAGTCTGGGTCTGTAACATGGTAGCGTTAACCCCCTGTTTTACGCCCGTAGAACTCTCGTATCTAGTTGACTGACCCATTGCCTGCTCGGATATTCCTATCATCCTATAAGCCATCATATAGGCGTAAGACGCCATTTCCATACGGGATCTTATCTGATCCGTATTAGTAAGATCATATACACCAAACTGATTATATATGCTACTCATCTGCGGATTCTGGTAAGGATTATTCGTATCATTGCCACCTACGCCCATAAACGAGACGGACTTCACGATCTGCATGAAAGTAGCTAAAGCACCCTTCTTGTCCATCATATCCTTATATTCAGTAGGCAAGAATCCAAGGTCGCCTAAGAAGAACTTACCGATCTCCTTCTCGGCGTTATTGTATAGCTGATTCATAGCAAGGTTATACATCATCTGGAACGGCTGTATGCGATCAGCGAGACTAGCCCCTATAAATCCCGAAACCGGAATGACATAATCATACAGACTGCTGTCACCATGTATCTGATGAGGTATTGGATCCCCACCGATATATATAGGCTTATCCATTAAATTACCTCCGGTGATCTTAACGCCAAACCTAACCTCAGGTACATACTCCAAGATATAGGTGTTCACCTCAGGATCACCAACGGCTTCGGCCATAACCCTCTTCACTTTCTTGATACCATTCTTCTCCAAGAACTCCGGGAGAAGCTCATCTGTCACAAGCTCCTGATCCACCATTCCGGTCTCCGTCATGTAAGTTATTAAGAATATCGGTTTCATGGATACCCAATATCCCTCCATGACCCTAAAAAGGCGAGAGTCTATCTCATATCTCTTGCCATCGGCCATTCCGGAGTTGAAATATCCAAAGGGATGGAAGCGGGGCAAGAAGCGGGGCTGGGTGTGCTCCTCCCCGTCAGGTCCGAAGGTATGGTACTCTCCCATCGGCACACCATAATAGTCCTCAGCGGCGACTATAGACTCATAGTCATGGTATCCTTTCCATGGAATAACCTCATTCTCATACATACCGGTAATAGACGGTTTCTTTTTCTTCCAATCATACCTAGCACCGTCATTAGATACCCATCCCTCATAATCATCGTCACCTCCCATAATCCGACGCTTGTCTTTGGCCGTCATCTTATGGCCGTATCTTGATATCAACTCAACACCCTCGTAATAATGAAGACGGCCTACATAAGATCCATATTGCGGGTATTTTACATCAGGATGGAAAACTTCCATAGGACTCCATACCTCCGGACGGTAGTAATCGAAACCAACGAAATGATTCCGGAACATCTTTCCGCTAAGAAGACGGTCCCGGAAATTCTCCCTGTCAAGCTCATCCATATAAAACCGGCTACGGTCGGCCTCGATCGTATGATCCCCCCATACCGCCGCCTGCGTCTTCCATCTTGTACTCATGAACCTCTGGATATCATCAGGGGTCATAGACACTTTGGCCTGTTGGATTTGCTGAACATAAGCCTGACGCTCCTCCTCGGAATTAAACTCATTGTACGTAGGATCAAGACCGGCCTCCACAAGACGCTGATTAACGATAATATCCCACTGTTCTTGTATATGACGATGAAGTAAGTTTGACATCGTATCCTCATACTCACTTATAGCCATATCCCCTACCTCATTAACCGTATACTTATCCTGTAGGTTTGTCAGCCATCCCTCAAAAGCGTTTACGATACCACCTATGATATCATAATGCTTCAAGAAAGAAGGTATCCTTATATCGCTCCTTAGCTTCTGTACGTTCCTTAGCTGAGGGATAACATCCGCCATCTCCATAAAAGATAACTTACCATCCGCCATCAGATAATAGTCACGGTACATCTGGTTGCGATCATACTGTTTCAACCCTATCGTCTCAAGAGCGTCCATACAATCCTCCTTCCATTTCCTGTTCTTTTTCTTCGTGGGAATAGCCTGAGGAGGTAATCCTAATAACGCTCCTTTTGCTGGAAACGAATGATCTCTATTAAACACTTCCATGATTATTCAATTTTATTTACAACAAAGATAGGCGTTTAATTGACATTCATTTACCTAAAAGCTCCTATAGATACCGATCCAAATGCAGAGGCATATATCTCATGGTGTTTATAAGCATCTTCCTTACGAGCGTTATTCATCTCATCTATCTTCGATTTAGGCATGTAATTGTTATCGTCAAAATACCTAGCGAGAACCAACGCATGCCCGAAGGCTATTATCCTATCGACGTTCAATCCGGGCTTATACTGTATTATCTCATCCAAAAGAGCTATATCATCGATCAACTCAATGCCCTTCACCGTTATATCAAGACCGGTATTATCGTCATATCCGATAACGAAATCCTGCCAACAGTAATCCACGACACACGAGAATAGCAGGTTCTGGTTACCGGGGGTAGGGTATAGACCTAACTTGCTATTCTGCCGGGAGCCGGCCTTCACATACTTATTGGCTATTGCCTCACCAGCGAATAAGAAAAAAGAAGCAGGCATACCACTCTTCCGGTTAAGGTACTGTTCATACATCTGGTCAGCGTTCTCCATAAGACATATAGCACCATATCCTTTCTGAAGTACCTCGCACGTACGACAAAACTGATCTATGGATGATGGGCGGGATACGTATGAAGCCACTATTCTATAGGCATAAGGATCTCGGATACCAACACGCCTCTTGAATACATAAAAAGCACCTAATGAAGGGGTATCAGACTTGGCCTGTTTATAAGGGTCGCAATTGTGAACAGATATATTCCTTAATAAATAATTATTCGTATCACATTCAAAATTATACACAGGACCGGTATACTTTTCTTTAGTTATAGATGATATCCTGACATATATATACTTATTATCATTACTAATAAATATACCTGTGGAAGGACTTTTTCTTGTGCTGGTATCCATACATACTTTAGACAATTTAGATATATAATCAGGAGTTAATGTCTCAACCAACTTCCTGAAATACACAGTATAGTTATGGCCTATCCTTAAATGATAACATGATCTTTGAGATTTAACCTTATTGCCATCTATATATTCAGCCCTATTTTTTTTCATTATGGATATACCTCCAACTACTCCAAGAGATAACAATATATCCTGTATACCCTCAAGAAGATCCATACTGACACTTACGAAATCCATGCCCGAATAATTGCGAAAATCATTATGGATAGATCCATCCGTATCCAGATATCCATGAATTAAACTAACCTTCATGCTAAACGGGAGGTATTTAGCAAATTCAGGAATATATTTACCATAACAATATTTACCAAAATTATTAACAAGCCACTCGCTTAGATAAACATGCTTAAAATTTAATTCCCAATTACCCTTCCTGCATCTCTCCGAAGGCTTAATACCAAAAAGATTATCTATAACCTTGTAATACCTATCCCTCTCTTCTGGATAGTCAAAACAAATAGCCATCTGTACACGACACTGCTTATCAATCCATCCATTCCCTAGCCACATCCCGACAAACCACCAAAAATCATCAGAAAGCATATAATCCCTAAATCCCGGAATATCCATCCTTTCTTCGGCATACATATTTGGGATCCTTGTCCACTGTCCCTCTTTTATATCCTTGACAGGTATGTAATCAAACTTGAATAAATCTTCCCTAACCCTTCTCCCTACGGTCTTATGATCAGAAACAAAAATAGGATGATCAGAAGTAAATCTATTTATTCTTACGCCATTATACATCTTTATCGAATAAAGATCCTCTTCGACCATATTTCTGACAAGTCTCTTGCGTATCCTAACATTATCCCCTTCATTATTAACCAAGAAATCATCATAGTCAACATCCTCTACATTCTTATATCCATCAGGGGTCAACACCCTTTCTCCGGGAGGCATACATCCTGCGACATAAATAAAATCATCAAACCTATTGGATTGAGGCATCTCGAATATCTGGACAGGAGCGTCAATAACACCGCCGCTAAACGGGAAACCAGCTAGCTGTTTATTAGATTTCGTAGTACCAAGCTTATTTCCCGATTCAAGGAAAACATCACACAGCATGCCGCTATATTGCCCTGACTCAAGAAGATCATTCTTATGCTTGATAGCGTACTCGACCGGGAATAGGTTCTGGGATGAGCTTAAAAAACAGTCGTCAATCGTAAATGGATAAAACATGGTATGAGAGGTATAAGCTACCCTATCTTTCGTAGATAGCTTCTTCCGTTCCTCGTTAAGCTTATTGGTACTAGCCTCGAAATCAGTAGCGTCGATCTTGATCTTATTAAGCTTCTTGTCATCAGGCTTACCAAGATAATCGCCCAATCCTATAGTTCTCTTAACACCGGAGTTAGCCATCTGACCGGGAACGAACATCGCCCATTTCCGTTCTTTCCATGTTTTCCCTTTCATGGCTCTACGATTTAAAATATCCCAGTCCATAACCAGAAGATTGTAGGTCTCAGGATCAGAAAACATTTCTTGAGCGTCCTTGGATAATTCTACCTCACCACCAGTACCAGCCAAGATAGGGCTAAGACGCCAGCCGTAAGGAGTGTCGTAGGAAGGCATAGCGGCAGTGTACGGCTTCTTGATAGGTCCCTTACCAACCTCGTCGAAAATAGCCGTAGCCGGTGTCAAACCAGCCGTCTTCTGCGTGGAGGTCTTCCTACCCATGTTGATGTTGGCTATAGAGATAATGGCATGGATATCACGTACGCCATTGGACATCCTCTTGCCTAATGTAACGCCCGAACTCCAGTCGGTCTTGGTCCTGTTGATCCTGAAAAAAGGATGCACATGATCAAGACCATACTCACAATACTCGCCGATATTGGATAAGTCACTGTCGCTGAATCCTACTACAGAATGACTAAGACCGATAGTCATCGTAGCATTCATCTGGAGAAGTGATGACATGATGGTTGTATTATGGGATACGACAAAATTGGTAGTAAGAAACTGATGCGATTTATTATCGACCTCAATACAAGTAGCCTTATATCTACCGTAATAATCTATATCAGATATCCTAAGCCTATCGTGAGTCTTCGATATATACATATCTTCACCATCCATGACACAATAATACCCCATAGACCAAAATATTTTCCTTACAAAGGATATAATATACTCGCTTTTATAAACGACCTTAAAACGATCGTCACCGGTATTTATACCGCAAGCGATCTTCATAAACGATCCTATGAACAACTCTTTCTGTTTTCTGGATGAATAAATGACATCATCCATCTCCTTCTTGCTTAGCTCAAAGATCCTGTCGGTAGCTCCACAAAGGAAGGAGGCGGCCAGAGACCCCATGAGCTGGGGCGATATCAGCCACCTCCGCTCAGGGAAATCTACCGCCTCCCCAATATCTATAGTCATTTTGGAGAAGTCAGAATGGATGATACCCATAGTGCTCATAACCTTATAATCACCATGATACTTGACTTTCCACTGGTGCTGCCCGCAACACACCACGCTGCGACCGTCCTCAAAGGTCACTTTGTACGTATCAACGAATCCCTGAGGGTATACGCCCACTATGGTAGTAAGCTTCCCGTCATCACCGTATATGATATCTCCTATATCGGCGAATCCTATTTTCTTAGATCCATAAGGAGTATATATCAGCTCCGAGTCCAGAAGAGCCTTGCCAAAACGACGAGTACCAAACATCCCCAACCCTTTCTTCTCCTGACGGGCACGTTGGTACATCTCGGCGAAAAACCATTCGTTATCACGCAAACGACTGATCGCTGGCACACGTTCCCCGTTTGGAAGATCCTGGAATACGGGGAAGAAATTAACATGCCAATAAAGCCATGGGGGGATGAACGTACCATTGATAGTCACCCCATACTTGACCTTATAAGCCTCTTCTTTAAAGAACTGCTTAACATCGTCATCCTGATCCTCCCAACCGAACAGATCGTTCCATACAGGAGGATTTTTCATGTTTACATAAAATTCTGGACTCGTGCTTAGACTCATTTTATAATATCCTTTAAAACAGACTCGATTCCACCAGAAACCTGACCCTTACGTTCCTTTTTCTGGACATTGCTTACAGACCTATATACATCCATGATCCCACTTTTCTCCATATAAGAATCATTCCATGTATTTATCTTATCGATTAATTTTGATATGAAGTCAAATGCCCTTGCCATATCCTCCGGCTTCTCCTTGTCCCAAGGATGTTTATCAATATAAGTCTTAGCGTCGTTTATGGCTTTAGCTATGACCTCAAGATTGTCGTTCACCCGATCAGCGTCCTTACTCGTCGGCTTTCGTCTTCCCTGTGGCATTAGCTTTCATGTCTTTGAACTCATTATACTGTTTCATAAGAAGCTCATAAGATTGAACAACACCTATCTTACTTACTTCCGTCACACTCATATCATGGAACATATCTTCAAGCTCCTTATCAGCATATCTCAGACGTTCCTTGTCATCATAAAACACAAATCCAGACGTTCTGTCTTCCATAATGCTCTTTGCGGTAGACGCATATGTCGTATCTAAATCCAGATCCATACCGAAGCTGGTAGCCAACTGGATTATAAACATCAACCTAGAATTGACTTTCACAGCCTCTATATTCAACATCTGTATCTTATGAGTCATCTCATGAAGAGAGACGAAATCCTCCTCCTTTATCAACGATGATGATTTAAGGGCTATCTTCTTGGTTCTATCCTCAATCTCACTATAAAGACGCTTGCTCTCACGTTTTATAGCCATCCAATGTCTTATATGAGTATCTGCTTCTTCTTTAAGATAATCCCTGATCTCTTTCTTAATATCCTTATCCTCTTCCATTACGCGTTGTAATCGTTATTATTTAATTCGATCTCATCACTAATACTTTGGTCTATATACCTCAATAGATCTCTGGTACTAACATCCCGCAAGAAGCGTACATTACCACCATTAGCCTTAGCAACTCTCCTTAAAGCGGAGTAAAGTATATCACCCAGCGAATATTCGGGTAACTCACGGCAACCGACTTCCATGACAATAAGGGCATGGATACGATCATCTATCTTACTTCTTACGGGACTTCTCATGGTATTTACTTATAAGCTTCCCCTATAATACGTAGCGGGAAATGTTTGAAATTACGTTCAGGATCATCCTTAGTATAACCCATAAGAGATAGATGTTTCTCAAAATGGCCTTCCGTATATTTTGAGGTATCCAACGTCATCCTAAATATAGTTCTATTCTCATTGTCAGGATGTTTGTTATATGATACATCTCCCATACATCCACATCCAAGATGATGCTCCTTGACATGGAAACCATCTTTATGGGTGATAAATAACACGATTTCTATCTTATCACCTATTTTCTGATCAAAAATATTTAGATAAAACTCGCTCTCGTCATCCGTTAGTCCTATATCAAAGGAATCGTTAGGGCACTCGATATTAAAATCGTTATGATCGGCGGTTATCACCTCCATAGCATTCCATTTAGCTTTCTCTCCTTCCACGAACTTCAACGGGCATACCTCGGTCTTCATCCAAGCCTTCTCCTTGATAAAACAACCACACAACGAACATGCCTGTCTTCCCATCAATCTTTGCAGCAATACCTTAGCTGGTAACTTAAAGAAAGCTATATTAGAAGAGTTCTTAGGACATTTCTTGCATAAATCAAGACGATTCTTGTACCACTCCGGATAATCCTTCTCATCCTTAGGAATCCTACCCAATAAACTGTCTTCCCAAGCTTGGGCTATCACTTGGGCTTTACCGATTGTTTGCATATTATTTCTTAAATTGTTTTTGTTGAAAATCCTGTAATTGTTCCCATGTCATTCCATACCGACATTGATACATGGCCTCATGGTTATCACGTATAAGAGGATCTCCGTTCTTCAACCCCTCCATATCCTCTATCGCCTTAATCTTCTTATCCAGACAATCAAGCTCAATAGGCATCCTTTCATCCGGATAACGATTACCTTCCTTGACAAATATCCGACGTATCTTATCACGTCTTACCCGCATCTCACGAAGATTGCATATAACGTATCCGATAAACGGGATCCTGATAGATATATTGTCAGTATACTTAGCTAGATGATGGATGTAAGATACGGATGCTTTCATGCACCACTCTACCTGTTGTTTGGTGAACTTCCCATCAGATCTTCTTACCACCTCATCCACGATATCCCTATCGAATGAAATAAGATTCCTACCCATCAATATCCAATTTGTTTCTCTTGAACACAAACCCCATTACACGGGTATCATCACCCTCCCCGTCAAGAATAAAATAGTTACGTAAGCTTCTCATCTCAATAGACAGCTCACGGGTACGGAAGTTCCCGTTCTTCTTGTCCACCAGAAAACCCCCACGTTTAAGCTCGTTGTTCAGGACAGCGACGTAAGATTCCTTCTGTCCATGACAATCCATGTACTTAGCCCTGGTATCATCCGAGTATCCGTAGTTGATGTAGAAAGAAAGTAAGTTTATCGTCCTTTCAGTAATCAAGCTCCTACCCTTGGAATCCAGATAGCCATTGTATATCCTTAAGAACTGCTGGATCATATCCAGCCTAGTGTCGTAAGGCAACGCAAATACGAAAGCTTTCCTCTGTTCCGACATATAAAATTAGTTTTCAGCAAAACTACTTAAAAAAAATATCGTTGTCAAGAAATTATGCCATAATCAACATAATATATGCTGATTAGCATGTATTTACGAACATCCAAAGGGAAAAGGTGGTGGAAATGGCGGAGGAAGGCCGAATGAGTCCACCGTAAGCCACGGCAACGAGGCCAGTTGAGCACCGGCCATACATGCCTCCGAGCGGCGGTGGACAGCTCTATCCTGCCTCACGGGACATGACCACACCTTTTCCCTTTGGATGCCTTCCTGCCGTGCTATGGGATATAAATCCAAAGGAAATGGGAAGTCTTGGGGCGATGGAGCCTGCCGTAGAGGATACGGGCGGCCGGAGCGTGAGCGACCGCACAAGACCTCACCTTTTCTCCTTTGGCTTCTGCTCCGCCCGATCCCCTTCCGGGTCCCGGACTCCGGTAACATCATATGGCATTGTTATTATAAGCCTGCGGTGTCCTGCCTGACGGCACTACACCTTGGCAGTAAAAATATTAATTAGCTATATAGACATTTGACTTCATGATATACCCTACACAAAACATGGAGGATTAGGAAGTAGGATATATTAATATAGTTAATTATAATTAATAAATATACCTATTAATGCGCGCGTAACAAGTATGATGTCAAAAATGATCATACAGAAACACAGATATTTACCCCCCCCATTTTATTACGACAATTTCGTATAAACAACAAATGGGCGACCTTCACAGGCTACCCATCCATCCGAATAACTTGTTTCGTATTTACGGAACTCGTATATTCGCAGCAAATAAAATCATCTATGGGAACAAAGATAAGATTTTTACATATAATGAAATCAAATTTCGATAAGATTCTTACCGAAAGATATATTCCACGTAATATTCAGACCAAGAAAGATGAGCTAGGATGTGTAAAACTTCCAGCCGGATCACTTATATGTCCAGTTGATTTTAAGCCTGTTACCAATAAGGAAGGCAAGAAAGTGACAGCCATAAAATATTCATTGAAACATGAGGAGTATCATGGATCGGGAATCCAGATCAGCGATGAATGTAAGATGGCAATGATATATCTTATTATCATAAACGTATCCAAACATGTGTTTCTAAGAAAAAGGATGCAAGATGGAAACAGAGATCAGATAGAGATTAACACCAATGATTTTATTGATATCCTATCGGATGGATGCGCTTATTTCTGCTACCGACATGTATTAAGGGATTCTCATGAGGATATGAACTACCAGCTTATAAGCTTAAAGGCTTGGGCTGAAGGAGAGATTATGATAGCTTTATCGGATATCATAAAATACAAGCATAAGGCTAGTAAGACCCCAAGGATAAAGGATATGTTTGTAAAGAAAGGAGAATCTGTATATACCTGCCTTGATAAAAATCTTGATTCGAATACCAGAAGAAGGATGGCTAACAAAAGTCGTAAATTAAATAGAGTCAAGATGTTATCAAAAATAATATTCTCAGCTAGAAACAGAAATATAAATAAGATATATAAGGTAACTAAAAAAAGAACTATCAAATTCAATGTGTCATATCTTATGGATAGATTGAATATAAAGTTATCAAAAGAAGGTATGATGCTAATATCCCAAAGAACGGTATATCGGATGATAAAAGAAGTTCTTAGTATGTGCTGTAAGACTATATCCGATTTATATGATGAGGTAAAGAAAAACAATGGAATAGTCAATACCAAAGACAGGAAAAACGTAACTATCGGACACCTAAGACTATCATACAGAGGAACGATAATGCATATAATTATCGCCGAATATTTTATAAAAGACGTTTTCTTAGGGGTAAAAGGGTCCGAGATGAGTAAAGCTGGATGATTTGAGTATCAGATATAAAATTTAATATTTATATATTATTCACATTTATTTTTAATAGTTAATTATAACTATTCGTATCTTTGTACCATAAACTTAAAAAGATATGGTAAAAGAGGATTTTAGAAATGAAAACGACCTCCTTCGTCATATTATGACGGTGGATAAAAACGTGGAGCAGGGTCGTGCCTTGAAGAAGATTTTCACCACTAGGGAGAATATGTTCATTACCGGTAGAGCTGGTAGTGGTAAAAGTACGTTCATGAGACGTATCGTAAAGTTCTTGGGTAAGTGCGTTATCATAGCACCGACTGGAGTAGCGGCGTTGAATGCCGGTGGACAGACCATTCATTCGTTCTTCTCTATAAAGAACGATCCTTACATTCCTTCTATCGAGAGAGGTATGTTGTCGAATAAGGTGGATGTAAGTCCGTTTATGAAGAAGAAGATCAAGAATCTTGATACTATTGTCATTGACGAGATCAGTATGGTAAGACCTGATTTGCTTGATGAGGTGGCTGACATACTTAGACAATGCAGGCGTAGCAAGGAGCCTTTCGGTGGCGTTAGGTTGATTATGTTTGGAGATCTATCACAACTACCTCCTGTGGTGACGGCGGATGATTTTATCGACAAATATTATGAGAGCCGGTTCTTTTTCTCATCAAAGGCATTAAGAGCGTCAGGATTCTCGGTCATTACCTTCGAGAACGTATTCCGTCAAAAAGATCCTCAGCTTCTTTCCGTACTTGAGGATATAAGATGTGGGGTTATTACCGACGAGTCAAGACAGATATTGGATAGCAGGGTCAAGTATCCGGATAATATGGATAATACTATAATTATATGCTCAACTAACAAAGAAGCTTATGAGATAAATAAGACTAATCTTGATAAGATCAATAATAAGGTATTTAAGTTCGATGCCACTGTATTCGGGGAGAAGCCTGTAGCGCCTTGCGAGGATGAGCTTATAGTAAAGGTAGGGGCTAAGGTCATAATAACCAGAAACGGCAACGGGTATGTCAATGGCTCGATGGGTATCATAACCAGCATAGATACTGTTGATGAGACGATATATGTTCATCTAGATAACGATACTGAGGTGGAGATAACCAAAGAGAAGTGGGAGAAGATGAAGTACAAGCAGGTAGATGATTCCCTTGAAGGCATTTCTTGCGGCTATATAATACAATATCCATTGAGGTTAGGATACGCCATAACTGTCCATAAATCCCAGGGAATGACTTTAGATAATATATTTGTAGACATCAGCAGAGCCTTCGAGATAGGACAGATATATACCGCTCTTTCAAGATGTAGGTCTATAGACGGTCTTTATCTAAAATCAGTTCCTAAGGAAGATATGGTACTGCTAAGCGATAAGATATCTGACTTTATGGATAAGGTAGATGAGAATGAGGGTGTTTTGAATCCGGAAAAGATATCTGATATCGGGAAGGATATGATCAAGAAACAACAGGATTTGTTTAATTTCGAGGAATACGGATTATAATGGCTAAGAAAGAACTTTTTTCAGACGTAGATGAGTTAGTATCATCTTTAAATAAAGAGCTTGGAGAAGGCTCGATAATGAACTTCGGCGATGATAAGCCTATAATATCCATACCAAGGGAAAGCACTGGTTCGCTGGTGGTGGACAAGGCCCTCGGCGGCGGATGGGCGGTAGGCCGGATCCATGAGCTGGTCGGCATGGAATCTTGTGGCAAGACCATGATGTGTACGTTAAGTATGATCGAGTTCCAGAAAAAGCACCCCGATAAGCTGGTAGCTATAATAGACGTGGAGAATGCTTTCGATATTGAGTACGCTAGGAAAATGGGGTTGGATATAAACCGGTTCTTGATCTCCCAGCCAAGCTACGGTGAGCTGGCTATTGACATTACAGCCAAGTTAGTCGAGTCCGGGAAGGTCGGATTTATTGTCGTGGATTCCGTAGCCAATCTGGTACCGAAGAAGGAGATCGAGGGTGATATGGAAGACAGCAACATGGGATTACAAGCCCGGTTGATGTCAAAAGCTATGAGAGTTCTTACCGGGATCGTAAACAAAAGCGATTGTGTTCTGGTATTCATCAACCAGTATCGGGAGAAGATCGGTGTAATATACGGTGATCCTAAGGTAACAACCGGCGGTAATGCCCTTAAATTCTACGCCTCTATCCGTATGGAGATGTCAAGGAAAAAGGTTATTGTAGGAGAAGATGGCTCTTCTATCGGCCATGAGGTTAGGATAAAGGTATTGAAGAACAAGACAGCTATACCTTTCCAGATAGCAGAGACGGCTTTGTATTATGGCGTAGGATTTGACAAGGAGCTTGAACTTTTGAAGTTATGTGAGGAAACCGGTATCTTTACCCGTAAAGGATCATGGTACTGGTACGGAGAGGTCCGGGTGGGCAATGGAGTGGATAATACGTTAAGTATCATGAGGGATAATCAAGAATTGTGTCAAGAATTAAGAACTAAACTAAATATTTGAGGTTATGGCTATCGGAGCAAAATTTGTAGACGTAATACCTTCTAGTGTTGAGAACGCTATAGAGGTAAAAAAAGAGGATGTAAAGACCTATCTATTCGTAGGTATTCCTATGAGCGAGTTTATCGGCAAGAAACATGAGTTTGAGGGATATATATTCATGTGCTTACAAGGTGTAACCGGTGGGGTTGAGCTTGGCGGTGATATAGCCGTAGCCGTATTGAGACCGGTTCGCCCCGCCGTAGGGGAGGCTTCTTACCATTTGGTGGATATCAAGAAGTGTAAGTATAATAGAACTGACGTAGTTTTATTATTTAGAGAGGGAGATTTTAAGGTTATTAAACGAGACGATTGTAATCTAATCTAATATGGGAACATATATCTCTATAAAATCAACGGTAAACGCATTCAGGTACGGTATTGATCCTATACCTGAATGGTTCGATAAGATATCTAACAAGACTGATGAGGTTGATGTTATGGTTGAAGGGAATAAGGTAAAGGCATTGGATATAAGGCTAGAAAATGGTATTCTACGGGCTTTTTACGGTTATTATATAGGTATGTATCCAGATAAATCGATACAGGTGTTTAGGCCGGAGGATTTTCATTCATTATATACGATTAAAATATGAAAATATACACTGGACTGATAAAATATCTAGGATGTAGATGTTTTTATTACAATAGCGGTATGAATATACCTATTGGGTTCGTATGCGCTGAGATACCTGATATTAGTTCTATATTATCATCAAAGAATGGATTATCTCATTTTTATGAACATATGATAATAAAATATAATGATGATATTAGTGATAAGTTATTCTTTGATTTTAATGGATATACAGATCCTAGATCATTAGTATTTAAAGGATTTACATTGCCTGATGTTGATATCAAGAAGTGTATTGATTTTTCTTATAATTTTATCGTATATCCAGATATAAGTGAAGATCTTATAGAAAGTGAGAGGAATGTTATATTAACTGAAATTGATAATGATGAATCATGTATTAATATCGATAGACTTATAAAACTATCTGGAATAGATAAACGTTGTTTTATAAACACATTAGGTACTAAAAGGTATGTCAGCAAAATAACAAGGGATGATCTTTATATGTGCCGAGATACGATATTGAATAAGTCAGAAATAGTATTTCATTTATATGGATGTGATGATTTTATGAATAAATATGTATCAGATATAACGGAATTATCAAATGAAGTTGATATTAATACATACTATCGTAATAGTCTTAAATATTTCCATGTTCATGATCCTAAATATGGTGTTTATAAATATACTAAAAAGCCCAAACATTTATATGTATCATTTGTATTAGATAATTATGATTTTAAGAAATTGTGCGTGTTGCTTATCATATTATCTATGATGTGTGATAATTATAATTTCTCTATGTTTAATTATCTTATATCTAACGGATTATGTTATTCAGTAAATAGGAGATATATAGAATGCACGAATAGAATAGTGGCCAACTTGATAATTGACGTAAGCCCAGATAAATGTGATATTACAAAAGATTATGTGGTTGATTACATTAATAGCTTTAAGCTTATAGCGAATAATGACAATATAGAATATGCTATAAGAATGATTAAATTGAATGATAGATTGAATATAATGAATATTGAGTATTACCACGATGCCTATATATCTTTTGTAAGATCAAGACTTAATGGGGTAATGGATTTATATAAATCATATGAAAGTATATCTGTGGATGATGTGCGTGATATGGTTAAAGATATTACTGAGGATAAATTAATAATTCAATATTGTTCCTAATATGAATGCAGTTATAGGAATAGATCCGGGTATAGATACCGGAGGATTGTCTATGATCCCTGAGAACGGGGAGGTTAAGGTAATTATGACTCCAAGGATATCGGTTAAGGGGGATATAGATCTTAGGGCTATATCAAGTTTCTTCCTCGATGCCGCTGACAAGATCCAAGAAAAGGGAGGCGGGACGCTGGCGATCGCCGTCGAGGACGTCCACAGCATCCACAACAGCTCGGCCGCCAGCAACTTCACCTTTGGCGGGAGACGCCGGGAACCGAACGCCCTATTCGCTATGATGGTGGAGATGATGGAGCGATACGGATCTCATCCGGATGTTAGGTTCATGTTCGAGGAGGTGCAACCAAAGACATGGCAGAAGGAGCTTCATACGACAGCCGATCGGGTGTATACGTCGGCGAAGTTAGACACGAAGGCTACCTCCATCCGATGCGCCATGCGCCTTTTCCCTTTGGTCTCTTTCGTGAAACCATGGTCAGGAAAAGGAGTACAACCTACTAAGATACAAGACGGAATGTGTGACGCTACGCTTATAGCCGAGTATATTAGACGTAAGTTTAAATTATTTTAATACTATTAAGTATTTATTATATTTGTATTAATATAATTATGATTACATTTGCAATGTCATGTAAAAGTTGTTTATTATGTTGATAAAGTGCTTGTCGAAGTCATTAAATGAGAAGTTGGGTAAACTTGAGACGGTGGTTAAGAACGCCGGTTCCAACTCCCTTTATAAGGATCTTAAGATAGATGTTGTCAATAATCTGGCTTATATCACTTCCGTAAATGCAAAGGTATGTGTTATAGAGCGATTGGAGGTTGAGGCTGACTCTAACTTCTCTTTCTTGGTAGAGGCAAGCTCTTTTATTAAGTTCATGAAAAAACAGAAGAATTGCGAGATTACGATACTGCTTTCAGATAAAAAAGATCAGATAACGATCCGCTATGCTTCTGGTGAGTATAGTTGTCCGGCTTTTGATATCAATACATTCCCGCAGGTACATAAGATACTTGATGGAGGAATTAAGGTTAAGATGAGCGATTATGTTTCGGTTCTTAACAAAGCCAGCGATTATACGGAGGTAGATGACTTTTATCCATGCATCGAGAATGTGGTCATTGATATTGATGATATTAATATTAATATAGTAAGTACGGATAGAAATACTATTTACAGGTATTTTGTCCCTAATCAGGATAAGGTAGAGAAGATGTTTATCCCGGTATCGAACGAATCCGCGATATTGCTTGATAAGCATATCAATAAGTCATCGGATATGTTGTCTATAAAAGTGGACGATACTAAGACTTATTTCTCTACGCCTGATATGGATATGTATGAGACCCATTTTGAGGGTAATTATCCAAATTGGAGGTTCGTGGACGAGCATTTTGTCAAAACAAGTACCTATGTCTTTGATAAGGATCTACTCGTCCAAGCCCTCCAAAACAATCTTAAGGTAAATGAGTTCGATCATTGCAAGTTGATATTTACCGATAAAGGATGCGGTATTATGTCAGAGAACCCGTCTTCCGGTAAATCATGTAAGGAGAGACTTGCTTCTTTGTCTTATCATGGTGAAGATATTATATGTAACGTATTATGTGGAAGATATCTTGGTATCATAAAAAGCATATCGTGTAATAGGGTGGTTATCGAACATGACCATAGATCTCATTTCAATAAGATTTATGGGGAGGATAATAAGAACGAGTATTTCTTGTCATCATCAGTTATTGTTTAATATTTAAAAATATATAAAATGGGAGTTAGAGAAAATTCATCAGGTGGTAATAACCATTACTTTAAAGTAAGTGGTAGCGGACTATTATATCAGTCATCAAGAGAGCCAAAGGAAGGTTTCGAGGAGCATATAAACGAGAAGACCGGAGCCGTTTCTTATTGGAGGGTATTCTGGAACGGTATCGAAGGTTATTTGTCTGATATCAATGTGCGAGAAGTGGAGTTCAATGGGATAAAAGCCAAATACGTGTCCATAAAGATAAGTGATGAGGATGGTAATTATTTCATAAACGTTCCTTTGATGACTCAAAAAGGAGGTATTAATAATTACGTGAAGTCACTGGTAAGGTACTTGCCTAATATTGACCTAAAACGTAAGGTGGTAATAAATCCTGCTCATGCTAGGAAAGGGGATCAATATGCTCCCGGTAATTTTTTCATTTCATACGCTAGGGAAACTCCAGATGGGAAGGACGAGCTTATCCAGCAATATTATAAGAACGGACAGAACGGATGGCCTGATAGGGTAGAGAGCACGGATATTATGGGCAATAAGAAATTCGATTATACGGCACAAGATACTTTCGCTTTTCAAGTATTTAAACAATATCTTGAAAAGTTTAAGGCTGAAAACGAAAAATCGGAACAGAATAGAGGCCAAAGCATGGGCGCTACGCCAACCGCACAGACGCCCCCACCGTCATACGCAACGCAGGCTCCATCGCAAACGCCTCCTCCATCATACCAGCAGGCTCCGCAGCAAGCGCAAGCTCCTTTGTTTGGAGGTCAACAACAACCTCCTCAATATCCTCCTTTTGGAGACGACAGTGATCTTCCATTTTAATTAACTAATTAAAAATCAGAAAGTTAATGGAGAGTAATTTTAATATATCTACTAAAGTGAACCGTGTCTCGATGCCTACCCAAAATAAGGTAGATACGGTTATGAAGAACTTAGGGCATCGACCTTGTGTGGCGTATTCCGAGGAAAAGGATATGTATTATAAGGATGGAGAATGGGTAGCGTCAGATCTTGACGCTACTATCTTACCTCTTAGGGAGATGTTCGAAAAGACATCTGATTTGAAGTTAGGATTGAAGATCGTTTATTTAATAATCAAATTATAATGGCCAGTATTGAGGATATTAAAAAGCTTCTGGAAAGCAAGTCGTTTACATCAGCCAGAGACCTTGATGAACTTGAGGAGAAGCCGGATGATAAACAAAACGAGGTTAGATTGAATTGCGAACCTATGGTAGGGATGGTGGAGAAAGAGGGAAAGATCTTCCTTAACTCCGTAAGATTCTCGAAAGCATGGAACTCGTTGGGTAAGGATATTCCTATCAAGCAGGGTAATGCCTTCCCATTAGGGCAGGGTGATGTCCTTGATATAGACACAGGGGTGTGGGCATCGTTCCCGGATAATACCATAGGGGTGTTGATGATGCTGCCGTCGTTTACCGGCGATACGGGACTTACTTTGGTGGGATCACCGTTCGTCTCGTCTAATAACGGGAATATCATGATCAGGGTCACTAATGTCCGTAAGGATATGGCTATAGTCGAGAAAGATAAACATATAGCTGAGTTAATTATAGTCGGTAAGATAAATGCCGATATTCGTAAAACTTATAACAGTGATAAAAATGTTCGGATTGAAGATAGTAAAGAGTAGTTATATAAATACTCTAAATCAGGATCTTGATGAGGCTATTAGCTATTCAAGTAGATTAAAAAGAGATTATGAGGATTCCCGCAAGAAGATAACGGAATTAGAAGAGAAAATAAAGTATCTTGATACGCTTGTCGATTCTCTTGATATGGATATAGATTCCAAGGATTCTCATATAGTTAAGATGGGGAATGAGCTTAGTAAATCAAGAGAGCTATATAATGAGTCGGTAAAAGAGAAAGAAACTCTTAAACGGGCTTATATGGATATCGAGAAGAAACATAAACTATCATCTAAATTACTCGATGAGGCTAGAAGAAGATATAAGGAACTTGAGGACCAGAATAAAATTATGTCAGATCGTATCAAGTATCTGGAGGCAGAGATTTTAGACATCGATGTTCCTGATGAGGTTGTTGTTGATGAGGATAAGATGGATCCTAACTCAGGTCATATTGATATACCTGAAAATAACGCTCCTGAGGTCGCTGATGCCGGTATTGACGTAAATGTCGAGAATAAGGCGGAGGATAAGAAGAAATCTAAGAAACGTAAAAAATCTAAGAAAAGTGAATAAGATCTTGTTTTTCTTGTTAACGTTATTTACCTTAGCGGTTGTCGGATGCAGTACGTCAAGAACCTATTATACGGAATATGATACTACTGACATATCTTATGTGGTGGATTCCATAGTGTCTTCCGGAACCGTGATGGGCCAATGGAAGGAGTGGCGGTTTACGCTGGACGACGGCCGGGTCGATAACTTTGGCTTCACCGCCCTATACGACGCCAAGGGGAAGGCTAGGGGGTCTATACAGGTAAGGCAAAGATCCGATACGTTTAATATCAAGATAATTGATTACCATAAAAAGGATAAAAAATGAGTTACGGGTTAGGATATATACCATCCCCTGTGGATGACAGAGACGCTATCATGAATATGCAGCATGAGGCTGTTCCTGATGAGTATAAGGTCAATAACGTTGATAGCGTAGTGGATCAAGGATCTTCTCCTATTTGCGCCGCGGTAAGCTTAGCTGAGATACTTAACTGGAGAAAGAGTATAAGGGCTATTAAAAGACCGGCTAAGATCTCTCCCTACGATATATATGATCTGAGAGAGGATAAGGATCAGGACGGTATGGTTCTTCGTGACGCTATCAAGTCTATCAAGAACGTAGGCGTAGATGGGGAGAAAATAAACAGTTACGCTAGGATCATAGACCCAGTATCGGCTAAGGTAGCTTTGATGCTGAATGGGCCTCTGGTTATAGGTCTGTATTGCTATAATTATGGTAATCGATTCTGGCAAGGCCAAGGACAGAACTTGGGAGGTCATGCCGTTATCCTCACCGGCTGGGACAAGGCCGGCTTCGTCCTACAGAACAGTTGGGGGACGGGATGGGGTAGGTCTGGTGTAGAGACATTCCCGTTCGAGGATTGGCGCTATATGCTAGAATGTTGGACAATAGTTTCATAAAGTTACTATATAAACTCCGAGAAATTCCTATCCACATCCTCTTGTGAAAGCCGATGTGGTGTATTTAGGACCCGTAGATCAATTGGTTGGATCATCTGGCTCATAACCAGCAGGTTGTCGGTTCAAGTCCGGCCGGGTCCACAGTTGGATTAATAATGTTTGTCATTAGGTTTAGAGTTTAGATTTATGTAGTGTCCTTGTCTGGGAGGATCAGGACGCTTAAAGGGGAGTTAATTTAACGGATAGAATTTACGATTCCTAATCGTAGCGTGGATAAGGGTTCGATTCCCCCACTCCCCACATGGTGTTTTCTTAAACATATTCCCGTAGGTCGGTAATTAACGATAACCGGTAGACAGCCTACGGGAATCAATAAAATCCTACGTGCTTGGGATCGCTTTCAGTCCTATTTTTCGTGTGTATCTATAGGAGGGTAGCACGACCCTCCTTTTTATAAATACTATTTGCTATGGACATTAATCAGATAAAAAAGTACCTGCCATTAGGATGGGATGTGGTTGATCTAATAGATCACGGCATAATTGATCTTGATATCATGAATGGTAAGATGATGGGTGAGTATGTGGCTGTGTTGATGATAAAATCTTATGATAAGACCAATGGTCATATTCTAACCACTTTCTCGTTCCATGATAAGGATATGGAGAAGTTGAGGATGTTGATAGGTAACGCTATAATGGCGGTAGGATATAGGAATAATCCTCTTACTGGAGATGGGAACACGGCAATCAAATAAAGGCACGGAATACACTGAAAGAGGGATATTGGATATCCTTAACAGACGGTTCTTGGTATCTCCTAGATGGATTATAAACAACTTGTATGTCTATAACTGGGAGTCTGATTATCTGGCTATAACCAGATCCATGTACGCTTATGAGGTTGAGGTGAAGATCTCGTTGGCTGACTATAACAAGGATTTCGAGAAAGAGGGTAAGCACCAAGTAATGCAAGGCTGGTTCGAGGCTCGGAAGCAAGCCCTGTACGAGACCGGAGACTGGGTCAGGTACGGCCGCCCCAACTACTTCTACTACTGCGTTCCGGATGGGTTGGTTGATCCTAAGGACATACCTCCGTACGCAGGACTCGCTTATGTTTGTGGCAGGAATTTGAGAAAGATCAAGGACGCACCTATCCTGCATCGTGATAAATTTGACCCAGAAGCTTATAAGATGGCAGACAAATTCTACTACAATTGGTGGAACGAGAGACGTAAGGCCAGACAGATAGAAGGGAAGGATATGAAAGATGAGTTCAGGAAGAGCATGAAAAAGGTGAAGGAGAAGATAACCGTCGATGCCAAGATCAAGGCGATGGAGGCGTTCTGGAGCGTCTGCGATTACGCCTACTGGCCGTACGGGGGAAGAGGGGTGCCCGGAATGAGACCCAACTGTTCCGCTTGTGGTGAGGAATGTAAATTACAATGCCCGAAAGGGAAAGAATTTAAAAATAAAATACGATGAGCAAGATTAAAGATGTATTGGCAAGAGCCATTTCATTGGCGTCAGAACAACCAATGAGTTATAATGAGGTAGAATCATTACTTGAAGATATAGATACTTGTAAGGTCAAGATATGGCTGGAAGAAGGAGCGATATTGCCTAAGTACGCCCATAAGGAGGACGCTTGCATGGATCTGTTCGTTAAAAACATAGAACTTAACGGGGGTAGGATTATATACCATACTGGTGTGCATGTAGCTTTACCTGAGGATTATGAGATGGAAATCCGTCCACGTAGTAGCATTACAAAAACTAAGTCAATTATCCAAAACGCTCCGGGTACCGTAGATGAGGGATACAGAGGGGAGATTATGGTAGTGACTAGACGTGTAGATCGCTATGGAGATCCTTCTTATTCGGCAGGGGATAAGGTAGCTCAATTGCTTATCCGTAGGAGGGAACGTATCGTATGGGATCAGGTGAAGTCGTTGGATGACCTCGGATATACCGATAGAGGCGATTGTGGATTCGGAAGCACGGGGAGGTGATCATGAGCGGAAGGGTTAAGATAAAGATCAAGGATAAGAAACCTAAGATCGATGTATTTAAGGTAATAGAGAGCCGGTTTAAGAATATGAACGAGCTTCGTGATCTGATCGACATGGATCCAAGGAAAGGGCTGGTCAGGATCCGGGACGGGGCAGGCTTCAGAGAGGTGGAGCGGGGCGGGTGCCTGCACCGGAACTACCTTAACTTGTTGGAGGATGAGCTGGGCGCTAAATTATCCATAGATCTTATAGAAAGGTATATCAAAAGATAATAATATATTAAATCGTAAAATATGAATAGGTATGTAAAGAAAACAATTGCAGTAGAGGCTGTAAAATGGAAGGGCTTTAACAATCATGAGATCGAGGATTTCGCTGGTGATAACGTTAAAATAGAAGTTATTCGTGAAGGTGATGCGGATAGAGGTATACCTCCTTGTATTGATTGCAGTATAAAAACCCTTGAAGGTGTTATGACAGCCAATGTAGGTGATTATATCATAAAAGGGGTAAATGGAGAGTTTTATCCTTGTAAGCCTGATATATTCGAGAAAACATATTTACATGAAGATGAGATGGGTAATATATCCGACGGGTATCATACATTTAACGAACTATATAGATATCGAATGCTTTACAATGCCGCTTTCTTCAATGAGCTGGCTAAAGGCGATATAAAGGTCTGTAAATCACATAAGCATCATGATGGAGAGGAATGCTTCGGCGGAGGGTGGTTTATCGTAATGGCAGAACTGCCAACGGGACAGATATCCAATCATTATGAGAACCGGTATTGGGAGTTGTTTAATATCCCTGAACTTGATACGGCATGGGAATGGGATGGACATACGTCTAATGAGGCCGCTGATAGAATAGAATCGTATTTGAAGTCAAATTGATATTAATATCTGCCCTAGGAATTACCTAGGGCAGGTTCGTTTTATATACCGAAGTATCTACCACGATCTGGCTATCCATATCCTCAATCAACTCAATGATCTCATCCCTTATATCATAAGAAAGCAAGATCGGTATTATGGTTAACATAAAAGACAATATTATACCGAATCCTATTATGATAATAATATCATTACACTCCATATCTAGCATCGGCATGACAAACATCAACCCGGACATGAATATCATCACGAACAACGTGGATATCTCATTTATCATATCCCTCTCCATTACGTCCTTAATCATATCTCCTCAACTTTAGTATGGTTTATTATCCTACTGATATGACGGATACTTAATCCCGTCCTGTCCTTTATCTTACCATATACGTAGTTCCTTGATACGACCGTAGCCAAATCACCTAACTCATCCAGTATCTCATTATACATCTTATGTATCTCGTTGTTGCGGACGTTGTTGCGGATAACCGTACTGTCCCTTACATATATCTTCTCAACGTCATCGTCGCAGAAGAAGATCTTAAGCTTATGAAGTATGTCTCTAAACATGATTATAGTTTTGTCCCAAAGATATGAAAATTTGAGGATAAAACCAGAAGAAAGCCAAAAAGAACGGGAGGCGGTGGGAGGACGGGGGATGCTCGGAAGGATGGGAGCCTGCCCCGTTCTATTGGGGCAGTAGGGTGTATGATCACTCGATGTCACGTACAAATCGAACAGAAGAGGTTAGGCGCTTGTATCGGGTGAATGTGCGCCCATTGTTGAATAGTACGATCCATCCGGAGTTGGAGCTATGCTCTGAACTAGACCAATAATATCTGGTATCTAACGGCTGTCCACCAATAGCCAATAACGCGTTATTGACGCTAATCAAGTACATATATATCAATGAAAGCTGACCACATGATGGGATATACCAATCATCATATCCTTTAGCGTCAGCACTAGCTAAGAACGTATTAAGTACATGACCGGCTGTCGCATAGGAAGTATAAGAACCGCCACCGGTAGTCACCCCTTTTAATACATTGGAATTCGCTTTCCCATCCCAATCAGATAAAGCCCCATTCGTCCAGGAGCTAACATCATCCGGAAGATATGGAGTACCTTTGTATGAATCTTGCTCAGGTTTCAGGAAACCAAAATCATTGCTCCCGTCTACTTTGTCATAATTTGTAATGCCAATCTGATCCGTACCATATTCACCCCAATAAAAAGAGTAAGTCTTGTTAGAAGAATCGGGCAAACCGGACG